GGAGCATCCTCAGCGACAGGATATAAAGGAGCATCCTCAGCAACCGGAGATTACGGAGCATCCTCAGCGACAGGAGATTACGGAGCATCCTCAGCAACAGGAGATTACGGAGCATCCTCAGCAACCGGGTATTGTTCGGCATCATCAGCAACCGGGTATTGTTCGGTATCATCAGCAACCGGGTATTGTTCGGTATCATCAGCAGAATGCGAAAACAGTATAGCTGTTGCTTGGGGCTATCACGGAAAAGCAAAGGGCGTCATAGGCTCTTATCTTGTATTAGCTGATTGGGAGGGTGACGAAAATAATTACTGGACACCGGAATTATGGTCGCTCAAGGGAGCAAAGATGGTAAGAGTTGATGGCAAAAAAATCAAAGAAAATACTTTTTACACTATGGTAAATGGTGAAATCGAAGAGGTAGAAGATGAATAAGATAGTAAAAGATATAAATGAAATGTCAGTATTTGAGTTAGAAAAAGCAATAAAGAAGTTAAGATTTGCTTTTATTATCGACGAGGGTAAGTACATAACAATTATAAGAGAGGAGAAAGAAAATGTGTGATATTGAAGTGAAAAGGAACGACAACGAAGCTGAAAATAAAGTGGCAGCGTCTTTATATCGTAAGTTTATTTACAATTCAACAAAGATAGACATTGCGGTGGAGTTGCTCAGACATGGAACTCTGAGCGATGAAACATTGCTGGAAATCTTAGAAGTGGATAGTTCGTTAAGTGAAAATTGCTTTAAAGGTTTTACTCCAATCACAAAGACTTTATATGATGTTTTTGTAGAACAACAAGCACGCATTGATGTTTTGACAAACTATTTAAAAACAGAAGAATATGCGTCAAAAGAAAATATATTGAGAATCCTCAATACAGAGCTTGCTATTGAAGAAGCTGATAAAATAGCAAGAGAAATGGAGAGAATGCGTGAAAGATTTAATAATAAGTAACAAGGAGTATCGGGCTAGAGAGGGAGTGAGCAGTACCGATTTAAAGAAGATTGCAAAGTCACCGGCTCACTTCCGTTACTGGAAAGATAATCCCGAAGAAAGCACCCCAGCGTTGCTTTTCGGTAGAGCCGTACATAAATATGTTCTTGAAAAAGATAAGTTCACTGAGGAATTTGCGATAGCGTCCGAAGTGAACAAAAGAACCAAAGAGGGCAAGGCTCAGTGGCTTTTATTTCAAGACCAAAACGAGGGTAAAGACATAATTTCGCTTGATGATTTTGAAAAGATAAAAGGCATGAGAGAAACATTATATCAGACACCTTTTGTAAGCCAATTATTAAAAGGCAAAAAAGAAGCATCTTACTTTACGGAAGATGATGAAACAGGCTTAACTGTAAAGTGCCGTCCCGACTGTCAGACACAGGTTGGAGATACACATATTCTTATTGACTACAAATCTTGCTCAGATGCCAGCGGTGACAAGTTCATGCGTGACGCAATCAACTTAATGTATGACCTACAAATGGCATTTTATAAAGACATTATGGATAAAGTAACAGGCTATGAACACTCAGTAATCTTCATAGCACAGGAAAAAACACCGCCGTATTGTGTGAATGTTTTAGAAGCAAACGAATACTTTTTGAAAAGTGGTAGGGATATGTATAGAACCTATCTTAATGTCTACAAAGAGTGTTTAGAAAGCGGCAACTGGTATGGTTACACAAATGGCGAGGTAAACACGCTTGGTTTACCAAGCTGGTTGCAAAAGCAATACGAATAGAAAAGAATTTGAGGTGAAATAAATGGGTGATAGATATATTGTAGAGCGTGAGTTTGAACACTCAGGATATAAGTGTGTTGTAACATTTGGTGTTGGAGGATATAGGTGCGGATATGTAGGTATTCCTAAAAATCATTCACTATATGGCAAGGACTATTCAGACTATCTTGAAATTAAGAAAGCAGATGTCGGAGACCGAAAAATAAGCGGTATTTTTCCTTTGCTTGGAGCTTGCCTTGATAAAGACGAAAGAATACGAATTGAAGCATATTTTTCAGTGCATGGTGGCATTACTTTTGCAGATGGCGGAGAAAATTCAAACTATCCAATAGAAAGTGATTTATGGTGGTTTGGCTTTGACTGCGGACATTGTGACGATGGGAAAGAATTGGAACTTGCTTATAAGAGATTTCCAAAGTACAAGGCAAGTATTGCAATGCGGATTGAACTTGAAAAAGTATATCCCATTGATGACTTGGCAGTCCGTACAGAAGACTATGTGGCAGCAGAGTGCAAGAAGTTAGCAGAGCAGTTAAAAGATTTTGAAGAAAGTGAGGATTAGAACATGAATGAAGTGAGTAATAATAACAATCATGTACCTTTTAACAACATAAATCAAGGTACAGTCGCAGTTGAAAGTAGCAGAGCAATAACAGAAGCACAGGGAAAATTGTTACTTGCAAAGCAGTTTCCGAGAAATTATACAAATTGCTATGCAACAGCTATTGAAGCGTGCCAGCGTAAAGGCTTTGCAGATAAAGCGTTTTTTGCATATCCACGAGGGGGGCAGACGGTAACAGGAGTGACAATTAGATTTGCTGAGGAATTAGCAAGATGTTATGGGAACATTGACTACGGCTTTAAGGAGCTGTCACACGAAGAAGGCAAATCAGAAATGCAGGCATATGCGTGGGACCTTGAAACGAATACCATTTCAGTTCAGAATTTTACCGTTGAGCATATTATGGAAACAAGACAGGGTAACAGAAAATTGACAAGTCAAAGAGATGTTTATGAACGCACTGCAAACGATGCTTCAAGAAGAGTAAGAAGCCGTATTTTAGCAATTTTACCACCCGACTTGGTGGAAGATTGCATAAAAGAGTGCAAGAAAACACTTGCAGGGCAGAACGGAATACCATTTGCCGATAAAGTCAAAAACATGGTGGTTGCGTTTGCAAAATACGGTGTCACAAAGGAAATGCTTGAAAAGAGATTAGACCACACTGTCGAGAGTATCAGTGAAGATGAACTGACAGAGTATATAGGTATTTTCAACGGTTTGGCACAGAAAGAAACAACGGTTTCAGATTGGTTTGAACAGCCAAAAACAGCAAGTCAGATGACTGCTTTACTTGAAGAAGCTGAGAAAGAAGAAAAAGAGAAAGCACAGAAAGAGGAAAAGAAATAATGACATACAAAGTAGTTATAAAAGGAGTGGATAGTATATTTCCATTAAAAGGATTAAACGAACTGTTAGAAAGCAGATTGTATAATCCCAGGACAAAAAAGTATCATAATCCTGTTAAAACTTTTAACGACAGAGTGTGCTTAAAAGCAATAAAAAGGTGCTTGCCATCGGTGCATATTGATAAGCCTATCAGATGTACTTATCACATCTATACAGCAGATAAAAGGCACGACAGAAGTAATTTATATAGTGCGATTGAAAAATCGTTTTTAGATGCTTTGCAGTTGGCAAAAGTTATAAAAAATGACGGCTGGGATGATGTTTACGACAGCGTTTTTCACACAGAAGTTGACAAAGAAAATTCGATAGTTGTTGTGGAAATCGAGGTTTTGGAAAGGGGAAATAATTGAAAGTAGTAAGAAATAAACACCAGTATGATTTTAAAATAAAAATTAAAAATGAATATGTTACTATAGCATGTCTCCAACCATGGCTGCTTGGAGAAAAATACAATTTATATTTTTATTATTATGGCGAAGAATATGAAGCAGGAACATATGCTTGCAGTCACTTTAATGGCAATGTGAGCATTACTGTTTGTAGAAAAGAAAACGAACTTCTTAGAGATTTTCTTGTAAGAGTTGAGCATATGATATTAAAAAAATTGTATGCCATAGGAACTTCAATACTTGAAGAAATAAAAAATATTGATGATTCGGATTTAGAAAGTTGGGAAAAAAGAAAGAAGGTGAGAATATGAAATCGGCAAATTTAGAACAGATGATGGCTGATATGAATAATGGCACTTATGACTTGACTTGCAACGGAGAGTGCACTCAATGCGGTAATTGTTGTAGCAACTTACTTCCTATGACAGAAGATGAGATTGCAACAATCCGCAGGTACATCAAAAAACATCATATTAAGGAACACAGACATAATTATCCGACAGCTACACCATCAATGGATATAACTTGTCCGTTTCTTAATGATGATAAGTTGAAAGAAAAATGCGAGATTTATTCAGTCAGACCTAGGATTTGCAGAGAGTTTATCTGCTGTCCGAGTAAAAGACCACCTATTAACGATTTGAGTTACAAACTTAAATGCAGGGTGGTTGATGTTAGAAAGGAGTTCTATGAGAATAATTAGCCAGAATGGCAATGTTGATTTGCCTTATGAGAAATTTGTGTTTGGAATAACAAAAGATAACAAAATTGCTTGTTGCAGAGAATGCGTAGCACCGCCATCTGAAATCTATAATGGAATTATTGCAGAGTATTCAAGCAAAGAAAAGGCTTTAAAGGCTATGGAAATGTTTAGAGAGCAACATGAAAAGGTTGCTTTTCTTAAAACAATAATAAATACCGAAAAAGGTATTTCATTCGTAAGAGGTTTGTCGAAAACTGATTTTGACAAGATGACACAGAATTATTTCCAGTTCCCGAAAGATGATGAGGTGGAAGTATGAAAGAAAATCCAGCAAACTCAATTAAAACTACCATGTGGAAATTTCTCATGGATAAAGGTCAGAAAGAAAATATACCAGCTTTAAAGGAGTATGTTTTTGACCTTATCGAAATGACAACGCAGAAGACTGCCGGTCAGAGAAAAGAAACAAAGAATGATATAAGTTGGGATGAACTTGATATGACGCTTATGTCAATAGTAATAGAAGCTACTGCATTAGTGTTGTCAGGAAGATTAGACGAGTTAAAAGATTAAGGAGTTGAACTACAAATGAGTGCAAGGAGAGCCGCTATAAGGCGTGAGAGATTGCAGAGGAACAAAATCGAGAAGAAAAAAGGGAAAGTTGGTAGCTTAGAAAGAGCAAAAGAGCAAGGCATTATTGATGGCAGAGCGATAGGTGTTAGTGCGTGCCTTGAAGTGTTACATAGTAAATACAAGTTTAGCAATAATAAAGCACAACAGTTACTCAATGTTATGGGGAGAGAAAGTGCAAGACTTGATGATACAGGTGTTAGATTTGTTGCAAATTACTATGCTGAGAAGTTTGAAAAGAAACTAGATGCACTGGGAATGTATCAAGATATAGCTGATATTCCTACAAAGATTTATTGTGCATCAAAGCATGAGTTGTTTGTAACATCAGTCGCAATAGTCTTGATGGTGCTAAATGAATTATGGAATTTTAGCAGTAACGATAAAAACACTGGTCGGCTTGATTACATCATGGAGTATTGCACAAATCGGTATTTAGAAATGCAACTTGACCCCGATAATAACACAGCAGAATATTACTTTGAGCGAATGTTAAGACGGACTGGTTATAAGTTGCATTAAGAGGTAAATATGATAGACGAAAAGAAGATTATTAAGAAAATCGAAAACAGGATAGATACTTATATAAAAGAATATCCTGAAAAGAAAAACTGTGAATATGTAGAAACACAAAGAGAATTTATACATATATTACAGATTGAAGCAAGAGAACAAAGCAAATCCGATTTAAGAAAGGAATAACGAGTACCCGGTAAACCGGGTTGATGCAGAGGGTGTATAACTGCTAGCGAAAAATCCTAATTAGTAGAGTGTAAAAAGCGTGTGAAGCCATTTAGGATTATCCATGTTACGGTATTTGTAGCGTGGTGTTATGACAAAATTAAATGTATGTTGGATAAGTGCAGGAATATCAAGTTTTATGGCTGGATATTTAGCAGGGAATGTAGACGAATGGATTTACATTGATATATCAGACCAACATTCAGATAGTTTGAGATTTATTAAAGATTGTGAGAAAGCAATCGGGAAAGAAATACAGGTTTTGAGCAGTAAGGAATATAGGAGCGTTGAAGATTGTGTAAGAGTGTTTGGTGGTTTTAGAAATCCCGCTAACGGTTTTGCTCCTTGCACAAACTGGTTAAAAAAGAGAGTTCGTAAAGAGTGGGAAGAACAACACAAAGATTGTGATTTGACTTATGTGTGGGGATTTGATTTGAAAGAGAAAAATCGAGCAGAGAGAACAATCGAAGCTAATCCGCAAGCAAAACATGAATTTCCACTTATTGACCGAGAGCTTTCTAAAGAGGAGGTTCACGGACTGTTTGAAAGGACTTTTGATTTTGCCCGACCGAAAATGTATGAATTGGGTTATCCGAATAATAACTGCATCGGATGAAAAGGCGGCATGGGCTACTGGAATAACATCCGCAAGGATTTTCCCGATGTATTTGAAAGCAGAGCCAAGTTGGAAAGAGAAGTTGGTTATTCAATACTGAAAGACAGTGACGGCAAACCTATATTTCTTGACGAATTAGACCCGAAACGAGGGAATATGAACACTGAAATTTTTCCTGACTGCGGCATAATGTGTTATTTGAATTTAGAGTGAGGTGAGAACATGACAGTAGACGAATTTAAGCTACTTGTGGTAGATACTAAGATTTCAGTGCGTGATATACGCACTGGGGAGTATCTCAAAGATAAAAACGAATATGGCAGCAGGAAAATACAGGAAGTGTACGCAAGGGCGCACAGGTATAAAGACAGCTATAAGGGAAATATAGTTTTGATGGTGAGGTGATTTTATGGAAGATAGATATTTATTTAAGGCAAAAAGAATTGATAACGGAGAATGGGTAATTGGCAATCTAATTACAAATGTGTTCTTTAGATTAGGTCAAAGTATTCCATACATTTTATGCCCGGATAAAGCAGAATATGATTGCTTTGAGGATTTTACAGAGGAAAATGGAATTTTTGAAGTGCGACCGAATACCATCTGCCAATGCACAGGCTTGAAAGACAAAAACGGTAGGCTGATTTGGGAGAAGAATATTGTCAATACTCAATGTGGAAAAGCTATTGTTGTTTGGGATAAGGCAGAATGGAGAATTAAGTGGATTAAAGATACTATATGGCGAAAAGATTTGTATTTTTGGGTTAATGAGAGACAGTGTGAAGTTATCGGCAACATATTTGACAATCCAGAGTTATTAGAAAGCGAGGGAAATTAAATGAAAATAGGAGTTGCTTGTGCAATAGTTCATAACATAAATTCTGAAAAATATTCAGAAGATGAGAAACTTGAAGCGTTACAAATGTTCTTAGAAATGCCAACACACAATGGAACGACTAAAGAACAAATTCTTAAAGCATTTCGGTGGTTTTGGAATTTTTGTATTGAAGAAAGCGAGGAATAAACATGGCAAGGATATTTAGATTTAGTGGCTATTTTGTAGACAATGACAAGTACCCGTATGAAGATTGGGAATTTGAATCTGCCCTTCTTGATGAAATAACAACGATGGTTGAAAGTTATGCTATTCATCAGCTCCACATTGAACAGGGTGAGGATTTTGTAATTGATGGAGAACTGGAAGAAAATTGTGACCTTGCATTATTGACAAGACATTTTAAGAAAGATGTTGATTATAATTTTGACCGACCTATTCCGCAGAAAGGCGAGAAATATAAGCATTTCAAGTTAGGTAAGATTGTTACCGTTATCGGCATTTCAAGACATACAGAAACAGAGGAAATGTCGGTTGTGTATGAATATGAGGGACACATTTGGAACAGACCTCTCGAAATGTTTATGAGCGAAGTTGGCAAAAAGAAATATCCTGATGCAAAGCAGAGATATAGATTTGAGGTGATTAAGTGATACCCGAATGTGTAAACTGTAAAAATCTCTTTACTTGCACGATAAAGGATAAACCGAAAAATGAAGCGTGCGTAATGTTTGAAGAGAGAAAGAAAGAGGATGAGAATGATGCTAATTCCGAGAGTTAACGCTAAAGAGTTTGAAAAATTCGGATTTAAGAAATGTAAGGGCGAATATGGTAAGAATGGTTGCTATTACCTTTGTGTTGCAAGAGGCGTGAAAATGCTTTTTGTGAGCAATGTGATTTTTGATGTTAATGATTGGATAGATAATGACCCGAGGATACATAAAGACGCAAATTGCAGATATAGAGACCACAGGACATATCTTGATATTATTTATGAGCTAATCAAAGCAGATATGCTTAGAAGTGATTGTTTGAAAGTAGGTGATTCAGAGTGAGCTTTACAAAGGTAAATGCTGATAACATAACAGAAGCGATACACGGACTTGATATTTTTACTAAAAATTGGTGTATGGACTGTAAACAGACAGAAGTTGAAAAAGATTTAGTTTTTCGTTGCAAAGGCTGTGAATTTCAAATGAGTGACGGAAGATGTTTAGTTAAAGTTTTTGCCCATAATCATAAGTGCGATTACCCATTAAAGGATTTTGGAAGTATGGGTATGCACTAACTAAAAATCAAAGAAAGGAATAGGTTGTCGCGACATAAAACCGAGGTTTCCTTTTGGTAGAAAAAGTATGAATTTTGACAATTATTCTTGTAGCAGACAGATGGATATATTTGATTTCTTAGAAGATAAGAACAAAGTGAAAGAGTTTAACCCTTTGAAAGCACTTGCTTTATGTGGTACAGGAATTCCGGGCGGAATGAAAAGCATAGCAGATTATTTCCTTGAAAATCATAACTTGAGAGAAAAAGTTGCGTTCTTGAAAAACGAATACGGAACAGGTGGTTTCGGTTCGCCAACCAAAAAGCCTTGCTATATACATGGAATGTGTACTGCTGTTTCACAGAAGTTGATTGAATATGAGTATTACGATGAAGATATGCAGGACATAAAGAAGTATTGCAGTTGGGTTGATTTGGCGAATGTTATTACAGAAATGGTTAGATGCAACGAATATATTTATAGAGAGGGTGATTGAATGAAAGGGAGATTTCCTGAAACACTTATTAAAAGCGAATATAACAGGATGCCTACTAATGTAGATTTGACAAAATATACATCTCCGAAAAAGTACGGCATTTATTTACAGGAGAAGAAACATAAGAGAAAAAGGAAGTGGTGATTATGGCAATTTACAGAAATGTGAGATTATCATTTTGGACTGACAACAAGGTAATAGACGAGTTCACGCCCGAAGATAAGTATTTTTATTTGTATCTTTTAACAAATCCGCAGACAAATTTATGTGGTTGCTATGAAATAAGCTACAAAAGTATGAGTGAAGATACAGGATATAGCAAAGATACTTGTCTGAGGTTGTTAAAAAGATTCGACAAAGTACACAATGTTATTAAATTTAATGAAAGTACAAAAGAGATATTGATATTAAACTGGTATAAATACAATTGGAGTAGTTCCGTAAAAACTATCACAGGCGTTATGTCAGCGGCGAAGTACATAAAATGCGAAAAATTTAGAAATTATGTTTTAAGTGTTGCAGAAAGTGTGAAGAATGGTAATAAAGAGCCAGTCAGATACCCCATAGAAGCATCTGTATCTGTTTCTGATACTGTTTCTGAAACTGATACTGTAAATAATAAAAAGAACCGCGCAGGAGAAGATATAAAGGAAATTGTTACTTATCTGAATGAAAAATGCGGTACACATTACAGATGTAACACAGCAAACACTAGAAAGCATATAACAGCGAGATTTGCTGATGGCTATACGGTTTCGGATTTCATGACAGTGATTGATAAGAAGTCCGCTGAGTGGCAAGGTACTAAATTTGAATTGTATTTACGGCCCGATACTTTGTTCGGGAGTAAATTTGAAAGTTATCTTAATCAGCAAATTAAACAGAAAGACAGCACAAAAGAATTTTTAGGTGGTTGGGGGTTGTAGCTTATGACAGAAAAAGAAGTAAGACAATTACTTGCCATGACACAGGCTGTATATCCTAACTACAATCCGCCCAGCAGAGAAGCGGCAGTAAATGCATGGCTCATGTGTTTAAGCGAGTATGATAATAATGTTGTCATGGCGGCATTTAAAGCATACATGACTACGAATACAAGTGGTTTTGCACCTGCACCAGGGCAACTTATAGAAATATTACAGACTTTGACACAACCGTCTGAGCTGAACGAGCTGGAAGCGTGGTCGATAGTCAGAAAAGCGTTAAGAAATTGTGGCTACAATTCAGAACAAGAGTTTGTCAAGTTGCCGACAGTAGTGCAAAAAGCTGTCGGGACACCACAGCAATTAAAGATTTGGGCTTGCGATAGTGAATTTAATGAAAATGTTGTGAGCAGTAATTTTATAAAGACATATAGAACAGAGGTCAAGCGAGCAACAGAGTTGAATAAAATGCCTGATGATATAAGAAAACTTGTAGAAATGGTAAATACAAACTCCACATCGGCTCAAATAGCAAACAAAAGCAAACATGCTATAAACTTATCACTTGAAGATAAAAAAAACGAGGAAACAGGCAAAATGGAAGTTAGAAACAGTGTTCCTATGCCTGAGAAATATAAAAAAGAATTTGGCATTGAATAATGAGTTTAAGGAAAGGAGCAGTAATGGAGAGATTAACTATGAAAACAGAAGATGGTTACGAAAGAGTAAGCATACGGACGAAAAATCAGCAATTGATTGACAAGTTAGCATATTATGAAGATTTAGAAGAACAGGGCAGACTTCTCAAGCTACCTTGCGATAAAGTATATTACATTGTTGATAAGAACAATCCGAAATATGCGGCAGTAATGAGTAAAGCTATAAGAGATTTGACAGTTTATGAAATTGAGGACATTGACAAGAGCGGTTGCAAATATTTTTCTACAAAAGAAAAAACAGAAGCGAGGCTAAGAGAATTGAGAGGTGAAGAAGATGAGCGATAAACAGAGCAATCTCACAGACAAAGAAATGAAAGATTTACAGAACATAGTAACTAACACATTAGCAAGCATATGTACTATGGCAGACAAGCATAATATCGACAGAGATAGTATGCTGAAATACTTTGCTGATATGCTCACAGCTTTTGCAGAAGCGGCAAGCATACAGAATTATGAAACTAACCACACCAATGCCGACATAATAAGGAATATGTCGGATGAAGAGTTAGCGGAGTTTTTAGATATTGTCGGAGAAGATGGCATTTCATCACAGTATGCAGATGTTCCGTGTGATTGCTGTTGCGAAAAAACAGAATGTTCTAAATGTTGGAAAGATTGGCTTCAATCAGAAGCGGAATAGGAGAGAGGAAGTGAGATATAAGATGAAGCCTAGTAAAGCAATAGACGGATTAAAAAATCTTAGATTGTTTATGAAATTAGAAGATAAGCAAAATGAAATTAAGTTTGCGGAAGATAATTATGAAGCTATTACATTAGCAATCAAAGCACTTGAAAAGCAGATTCCAAAGAAGCCTATTAAGAGTGAAAAACAAGTGATTAGGTATGTTAATACATATTGTTGTCCGATTTGTAATTTGAAATTCACGGGAACAGGTATTGCAAAATGGTGTTACCATTGCGGTCAGAAATTAGACTGGTCAGAAGAAAGTGAGGAAAACAATGGGACTGATTGATACAGATGAATTGATAACAACACTTTTAGAAGAAATACCGATGGCGGAGAATACAAACATTTTTAAAGACATGATTGAAAATCAGCCAATAGCTTATGATGTGGATAAGGTTGTGGAGCAGTTGAAAACGGCAAGGGATGGCTACTCAACTGCACAGCTTATGACAGCTACTAATGATGAACTTGTTAAACGATTCATAGCAAAAGAAAAAGCAATGAATTTAGCAATCGAAATAGTAAAGGCAGGTGGCAAGAATGAGTAGAAATACAATAGTTGTAGCAGAATGCAAAAATTGTGGTAGAGATTTTCGGGATGGAACTGTTGCTGAAAGGTTACATTCCAAATATTGTCCTACATGTCAAAGGGCTTATAGCGAGGCTGTTGATGATTTCTATAACATAGGAATAATGGAGCAGTTAAAAAATAAGGATTTAGCGAGGTAATTATACAATGAATGATTGCAAAGGATGTAAATATGAGAACAGCACAGATATAGAGATATGTTTAGAATTTTGTACAAATTGTAAAAGAGCCTATTCTAATGAAGATGATAGAGAATTTCACGAAGATAAGTATGAGATTGTAGATTAAGCTAAAACTAAGAAAGGAGTAAGAGTTTTGTGCACAGTAAAAACCGGTTTTGCTCCTAAAAAAATTATGTATAGTGAAAACAAAAAGAAATGGTATAAAGAGCGTTATCGTCAAAGAAAAGAGCATGGATTATGTACTAATTGTGGTAAACCTGCAATGGCAAACAAAACTCTATGCAAGGAATGTGCCGAAAAAAAGAAGAATAAATATCGAGAAGATAGAGCGTTTTTCAAAACGCTGGGGCTATGTCCGAAATGCGGCAAAAACAAATTGTTTAGCAGTGAAAAAACTTGCCCTGAGTGTTTAGCGTATGCCGAAAAAATAAATGCTAAATGCGCAATAAAAACAGCTGGCAGCAAAGAAGCGTATAATAAACAAGTTTATCAAAAAGCAAGACAACGTTGTGATGAACAAAATCTTTGCATTATGTGCAAAATAAGAGAGCGTGCAGAGGGACATATACATTGTGAAGAATGTCTTGAGAAAAGACGCATAAAAGGCAGAGAAATACGCAAAAAACAAAAAAAGGTAGGAATAACAAGAAGTGAAAGAACGACTTACGGACTTTGTTATTGCTGTGGGAAGCCACTTGACAGAGAAGGTAAAAAATGTATTAAATGTGCCGCAAAAGTTACAAACAATTTACCACGAATTAAAGCTACTGAACATTGGAAAAAAGACAATAATTTAATATTCAGGGGAGGTAAGCAAGATGATAAAATTCAAAAGTGAATGTGTTGACTGCCCCAGTGAAATAGGTTGTCTTGGTGATAGTTGCCCGAAACACAATATACCTCACCTTATATGCGATTGTTGCGGTGAAGATGTGGAAGAACTGTATGGATATGACGGAGAACAGTTATGTAAAGATTGTTTACTTGATGCAGTACCGAAAATAGAGATATAGGAGAAATGGCTTATGAAGTTTTCAGAACTGACTAAGCCGGAGCTTGATTTTATTTTAAAATACGCCAACTTCACAGAGGAAGAAGAAGATATATTCAAATTACTTTCAAGAGGAAAAAGCATAATCGAAATTGCTGAACATATAATGATATGTGAGCGTACTGTTAATAGAAAAGTAATAAAAATTAAAAACAAGATTGGCAAATTGGAGGGTTTAAATGGTAAAGATAACTGTTGATGGTAAAGAAGTAAAAGCAGAAGATATAAAACTTTCTGCTGATGTTGTGAAAGTCATATCATCATGCCTTGATTGACATTATAGCAAAAAGAGGTTAGAATGTGTCGTAAAGTACGATAAACACGGCACATTCTTTTTATATAAAGGGGGATTTAAGATGGAATGTGTTGCGTATATAAGAGTATCAACAGAAAAACAGGTTGAAGAAGGCTACGGGCTTGAAAGTCAGCAAAGAGACATCAAAGAGTATTGTCAAAAAAATAACATGATAATATCTCACTGGTATATTGATGCAGGTCTGACTGGTATGGAGATGAGCAAAAGAGTTGCATTACAAGAACTTATTTCTGATTTAAAGAAGATAGATAAAGTCGTTATCTATAAGCTTGATAGACTTGCGAGAGATAGTGTTGATGCTTTAAATATGATTGAAAAAATATTCGTGCCTAGAAACGTAGAAGTGTTAAGCGTACATGATTTTGCAAAATATAAAACGCCACAGGATAAATTTCAAACTCAAATAATGGCAGCAGTAGCGGAGTATGACAGAAACACTATGTTGCTCCGTATGCGCGGCGGCATGTTGGAAAGAATAAAAGAAGGCTACTGGCCGGGTGGCGGTAATACTCCTTATTGCTATTCTTATAGTAAAGAGACAGGAACGCTTGTGCCGATACCGGAAAGAAAAAAACAAGCTAATGAAGCAATAGACCTGTTTTTACAAGGTTATTCAGATAACAAAATTCGTGACATGCTAGGTTTTAAAAGTGAAATGGTTGTGCGAAGTCTACTTATAAGTCCAGTCAATATAGGATATATACTCTATAAAGGTAAAATCTACAAAGGTAAACATGAACCGATTTTTGAAATTGATAAATTTAATTTAGCACAGGAAGTTAGGAAAAACCGAAGAAAAAAGAAAACTACTTGTATAAATAAAGAGCCAAATCTACTTACCGGATTATGTTATTGTGGTGTTTGTGGTTGTTCTATGCGGTATCAAAAATGGACACATGGAAAGCATAAAATATACTGCTGTTCAAGAGATAAATCAATGTCGTATCTTCCTAACTATGATGCCAATTGCGATAACACTCTTGAATGGGCTGTTGATATTGAAAAGCAAGTTGAAGAAGAAATAATTAAAATATCATTGAATTTGTCATCAGAAAAGCCAGTTGCAAAACAAAGTAAAATTGAAATTTTACAGTCGCAGATAAAAAAAGAAGAAAACCGCAGAAAAAGATTTTTTAATTTGTATGCTGACGGAAACGATGATGTATTATTAAGCATAAAAGAAATTAACAATACTATCAAAAGTTTAAAAGAACAGCTTGAAACTGAAAGGTCGAATACCAATTTAAATAGGAAGAAAAGCGTTACTTATAAAAACATAAAAAAAATTGCCGATGTTTGGGACAGCATCGACAAAAAAGATAAAAATATTATACTTAAAAGTATAATTGATAAGATTGTTATAGTCAATGGAGATATTGAAATACAGTTAAAGAATTTTTAGCACTTACTATACGCTGTGCCAATGGCATTAAGTTAGTGCTAATGCCGTGCTTATCGTACTTTTTACAATTAAATAAAATCAAACTGTCGTTTTTGTGTCGTTAAACTGTCGTTTTTCTGTCGCTTTAAGCGGCTTTTTTTATGTGAAAATAAAATTACAAAAAGGAGAGTGATTGAAATGTACGACGAAGATTTAAGAGAGCGATTACTCTCACGGGAACAAATACAAAAATTAGACTTAGTAACTCAAACAATATTGTTTAGCGTTATTGAGGATGTATTAGAGGAGAGAGAACATGATAAACAATCCTTATCAACCACAGATGATGACTTATACACCGGGTTATAATGCGTATCCGTACAACCCGATGCAAAGATTTCAGGAACAGCAGTTGCCGCAACAGCCAGTTCAGCAAGTACCACAACAACAGAATTTACAAATGCAAACAGGGATAAATGGCAGAATGGTGACAGCAGTTGAACAAATTGCGGCTAATGATGTACCTATGGATGGCTCAGTTGCATTTTTTCCTAAACAGGATTTAACAGAAATATACGCAAAACAATGGGGTGCAGACGGCTCAATAAAAACAGTTGTTTATAAGCCTTATACAGAACCCAAAAACAGTCAGGGCATAAATAATACAGAAAATATCGAAAACTTGAAAATTGACCTATCAGACGAAAGCACAGCGGTATTTATGCAGAAGTTTGATGAAATTTTTAATAAATTTGACGAGTTAGAAAACAAGATGTGCAAAAGTTCGACTGCTCAAAGGAAAACTTCGACTTTAAAAAAGGAGGGCGGTGTAAATGAATAATCAGATTATGCAGATGTTAAATCAGATTAAAAATATAAAAAATCCAAAAGAAGCCGCTATGAAAGCATTAGAGCAAGCGGCAAATCAAGGAAATCCCATGGCAAAAAATATGTTGCAAAAAATAAACAGTGGCGACATGAATGGAGCACAGCAAATTCTTGGTAATTTTATGAATGAACAGGGATTAAATATACAGGAAATTCAAAAACAAATTCAAAAATAGTACATATTAGGGTTTTGTCCGGACAATAAAAACCAAGGTTCCCTATTTGTAAATAAATCAAATGGAGGTAAACTAATATGTTTAACAACGGAGTTAGCCTTGCCGATATTGCGGCAGTAACAGGCAATAACAGAAACAATGACGGTATGTGGGGAGACGGAGCATGGTGGATTGTCATTCTTCTTATTTTCGGCTGGGGTGGTTTTGGTAACAACGGCTGGGGTAACGGTAATGGAATGGGTTCTACTGCCGCCGCTTATACAGACAGTGCTATTCAGCGTGGATTTGATAATCAGGCTGTTGTTTCAAAACTTGACGGCATTTCTAACGGACTTTGTGACGGTTTCTATGCTATGAACAACAGTATGCTCACAGGCTTCAATGGCATAAATACAAACATTATGCAGACAGGCTACGGCATCCAACAGGCTATTAACGCTGATACAGTCGCTAATATGCAGAATACAAACGCTTTGCAGTCACAGCTTGCAAACTGTTGCTGTGAGACAAGAGAAGCCATTCAGGGTGTAAACTACAACATGGCTACTAACACTTGTGCTTTACAGAACACAATGAACAATAATACAAGAGATATTATTGACAGCCAGCAGGCAGGAACAAGGGCAATCCTTGACTTCCTGACAAATGACAAGATTGCAACTTTACAGGCAGAGAATAACGATTTGAGAAGAGCTGCTTCACAGGATAGACAGAACGCACTTCTGACTTCTGCCATGAGCGCACAGACACAGCAGATTGTCAACTCTGTAAATCCTACAGCTATTCCAGCCTATGTTGTGCCTAATCCTAATGCTTATGCTTATGGATGTGGTTGCAATACAGGATGTGGCTGCTAATGAAAGAAGAATATGAAGATTTTGATTTTTTGATAGTAATTCTTTTATATATGGCATTGTTGGAAAAAACTTAACTAAAAAAATAAAAGCTTTCAAAAAGGCTTAAAACAATAAAGTATCTTAATTAAGCTTAACTTGTTTTTAATTTGGCATTAACAAATTAAAACAAGATTTAAACGAGATTATGTCTGCTAAGCAGTATTACTTATAATCAAAGGGCAGGCTATAATGTTTGCCCTTATTTTTATGAAAGAGAGGTAAAAATAATGGAAATAACAGGAATTGCGTTACAAACAGTTGCCGTCGGAGAAGATGTTGCGTTTACAGAAACAGCAGTAAACGGAACAAAATGTATCGTACACAGACAGGGAAGTGGAATTATCAAGTTAAGAGGTATCACCAATCAGTGCAAGGCTAGATTTTTGGTATCGTATTCCGGAAACATTCAGATTCCGACAGGCGGCACAGTTGGAGAGATTTCACTTGCAATCGCGGTTGACGGAGAGCCTTTGCAGTCAACGAAGATGATTGTAACGCCAGCCGCAGTTGAGAATTTCTTTAATGTATCAGCACAGGCATACGTTGATGTGCCTTGCGGTTGTTGCAGTACCGTAGCCGTGCAGAATACGTCCACGCAGGCTATCGAGGTTCAGAACAGTAATTTGATTGCAGTAAGGGAGGCTTGATGATATGCACAAATGGGCTAAACAGATTATGGAATGTGTTAAGACAAAAGTTGACGGAATTGGAATTGACAATTTTGAGGGGCAGAACCTTGACGATTTAAAGGATTTTACAGAAATAGCGAAGAATATAGCTTGCTTTGACAAGGATTACAGAATTGTTGAAGCTATGGAAAAGTCAGAAGATAATGAAGATATTATGCGTATGCTTGAACAGTACGAAGATTATCCGGACAGAAGATATTACGACGCTTACCGCTATGCAAACGGCAGATTTGCCCCTAAAGGTCGCGGAACACGCAGAGGATATGAAGAACCGCCATATTATCATATGTACCCTGAATACGACGAAAGAGAGCGTATGAGAGACATGGATAGGGATGATAGAGGAAAGATGTATTACAGCGAACCTGCAAGCAATGTGAGTGGTAGCAATAATATGTCAAGAAACTACTCTGAAAGCAACTATGACAGGGCAAAGCGTAACTATACAGAAACAAAAGAGTTACACAAAGGGAACACTCAGGAAGATAAAGAGCATAAGATGAAATCCCTTGACAGCTACATGAAAGAGTTGTCAACAGACATTACACACTTGCTCGGTGACATGACCGCAGAGGAAAAAAATCTTTTAAGAACAAAACTTAGTACGCTTGTTTCTAAGATTTGAGAATAATATTTTCCGACAATCTAGGGCTATAGATAGCAATATCTGTAGCCTGTTTTGAACTTTGAAAACTTTATATTGTTAATGATTTTTAAATAAAGACAATCTTTGTATGCAGTTTATAGGCTAGAGTTGATACATTCCATGAAAAATGTACATAAATTTATGATACACACATGGATAGAATAACAAAAAATATCAACTGGAGGAATGATACTATGTTAGTAGAAACAAGAAAATTAAGCAAAAAAGAGGTAACTGTAGTAACAAGTCTTGATGTAGCGAAAACTTTTGAAAAGGAACATTACCATGTCATAGAGGAAATAAGAGCTATACGGGAGAAAATTAGTAGCACCGAATTTTCGGGGCTATTCTATGAAAGTGATTATGTTGCATCAAACGGCAAGAAAAATCCAATGTATCTTATGAACCGAGATGGCTTTACACTTTTAGTAATGGGCTATACAGGAGAAAAGGCTATGAAATTTAAGTTAGCCTACATCAATCAATTTAATGAGATGGAAGAACTTCTTAAAGGCAAGTTGATAGAAAGAGAAAAAGGCATTGCGGTTAGGCAATCACTTACAAAAGCAATTCAAATGTCGAAAGAAAACGAGCGTATGCACGGACACGCATATTCTGTTTATACTGACATTGTATATAGGGCTGTATTTTGCAAGACAGCAAAGCAGTTAAGAGAAGAATATGGAATTGATAAAAAGGCTAATTTGCGTGATTATTTCACAGTAGAGGAACTTGCAAAAGTCCAGTCCATAGAAATGATAGTAAGCGGTCTTGTTAATTGTGGATGGGGATATAATGAAATCAAACATTTTATTACTTCATCAACTTTAAAATTAACAGCGGCATAAAAATATTTTCTACCATTCACGAAGTCATTAACAATATAAGTTAGTGGCTTCTTTTTTGTGAGGTGATTTTATGTTTATAATAAACAATATAATGTGGCAAATTGTATTTGTACCAAGCGGCAGTAATAAACTTATGCGTTCTGACGGTTCTATTAGCCTTGCTGTGACCGATTTTAACGACAAGACAGTATATGTATCAGATAATGTAAAAAACGGCTATTTACGCAAAATAATAGCTCACGAACTATGTCATTGTTTTTGCTTTAGCTATAACATATATATGCCTATTCAGCAGGAGGAGTATTTGGCAGACTGGATAAGCCTGTATGGTGCAGATTTGATATATTTACTTGACGATTTGATGATAACATTAACAAGGAGTGTGGCATGATAGAGAAATTATTAGAGCAGATACAAAAGACGAATCCCGACATAACAATAGAAAAACTTATATCTGAGATACGATATAGTGACTATTTAACAAGAGCGTTGATGATAAGTAAAGGAATTGCCAGCAAAGAGGAAAACTGCTATACTAACAAATAAAAAGGAGTTTCAATATGGCAATAATAGGAACAAAAGGCGAATATGTATCGTATGAGTGTGATGACTTGATAGAAAGTCTTGAGCTTGATATATCAGAGTATGGCAAGAGTTGCAGAGTTTACGCAATATCTGAAATGATGCAGGGAGTGGAAATCTATACAGGCTATGAATATACCGATAGAATACAGTTAAAGCAAGGGCATAAATATACGCTTATGTCAGCCAGTCAGCTTATGGATATTTTACAGAAACAAAATTCGATATTGTAAAACAAAAAGAGACTTTTTACAGTCTCTTTTTTTTACCAAAAAATTATATTCCCTTTTTTGTCCATATTATAATGCCACCATTTGCCCGATTGATACATGATGCAAACATTACCGTTTTCGTCAATCCATGTTTTTTCGATTTCACCATGTTCCCAAGTATCGAACTGGGAACGGTGAAAATTGTAAAATTGCTTTGCTGTCATAAAATCGCCTCCCTATGCTAAGTTATTGCCTTTTATTTTATTTTCATTCAAAGCAAGTCGGGGAGTTGAACCCCGATATGCCGGTCTTGCTAAACCTTTCTTAATAATTCCAAACATCTAAACCATATCTGCTTTTTATATATTCTTTAAGTTCTTTTGTGGGATTTACATATTTATCACGTCCAACTTTTGAACCGCCCGGGCATCGTACATAATAATCATACCCGCTTTTGTACTGCTCCACACTTAAATCACTAGAAATTGTAAATCTGTATTCGATACCTTTTTTACTCGTAAATCTTCCGTTAATAACGGTTTGGAACTCAGTTTCTTTTCTTAAAATTTCGATAGCCTCCTGAGTTGTGTGGTCTCTGTACCAAACCCACGGCTTGCTATATGCTGCGTCAAGTGCATACGGTTCTTGATTTTGTAATAAATAAGCTCTGATTTCTTCAGCTTTTAAAGAAACGTTTTCATAATTTTCCACTTTTGTCATAATGTTCACCTTTTCAACCTTTCTTATTTGCTTTCCTTATGTTGTATATATAATAACATCTTTTTAGGTGTTTGTCAACACTTTTTAGGGTGATATAGTATTTTTTTTAAAAGTGTTGAAAAGACAGAAAAAATCATATATAATATAGAAAAAACGAAAGGAGATTTTTTTAAATGATAGAATATAAAATTGATGTAATGAAAGCACTGGCAGAACGAGGGTATACAGCAAATAAAATGAGGCGAGAAAAGATTTTAAGCGAAAGCACTATGCAACGCTTGAGGAATAGAAGCGACATCAATACTAAGAGTTTGAACACTATTTGCGTTATTTTAAAGTGCCAGCCATCCGACATTTTTAAAGTAATTGTCACAGACAATGAAAAAATAAAATATTTTTAATAACATCTAATAAGGTGTTGACATTTACCGCTCAAGGATGTATAATAAATATATCAAATAAAGAAAGGCAGTCAATGACTGAAAGGTGGATATTATGACAAGTATTGAAGTTTTAAAAATGGATGGATGCACAGAAAGCGAAGCAACAAAACATTTAGAAAACGGGACAACAGTTTTTGAAGATACCGACTTTGAAAAAAATCTTGAAAGCTACCTTGACGAGTGGAATATTGACGAGGAAGATAGAGCAGAGTATAGAAGAATGGTGGCAGAGAAAAAGCCGGTTACAGACTGGGGAATTGTTGAACATGACGAAAAAACATATTATATCCAGTATTGTTTATAAAAATAAAAATTGATTTTTGTAGCAGCTTGAAATATAGCTGCTTGTAAAGTTAAAAATAATATCATAGAAACAAAAAAAGAAAGGCGGAATGGTAAATGAGCAAAACCATGACTAAAGAACGAAGAAAGCAAATCTATGACATGACTAGAGGGAAGTGCTTTTATTGCGGTTATGACATTGATTTAGAAAATTTTCATGTAGACCATTTTATCCCGAAAGCCAAGGGTGGAAAAATGAGGGAAAATCTTGTTCCTGCTTGCCCTCAATGCAACATGATAAAAGGCGACAAAAGTATAGAGGAATTTAGAAGAGTTATTTTGAATTATCTTCATACGGATAAACATGTGATGATGGTTGATAAATATATGACGATTGTTAGAAGACCCATCAAGTTTTATTTTGAAAAACGAAAATTTCTAAAAAAATAGTACAACTTAATATTATCTTTAAACTTATAAACTCGAATTTTTGTATAATTATATAATGTGTGTTTTTATAGTTGAAAATTTACAAAACTTTAATGCTATTTATAATGTTTTATGTTAGTTTTGCCTAAAAAACATACTATGTTTATACAGATTTTCGAGTTTTTCGATACACCATGCAAGCATCTGTTATCTGTTACTGTTATATCAAAGAATTAAACTCTTAGATAAAACTATAGTATTAGCCAGTAAAGTATATTAAGCATAAATATATATAAATACAGCCAGTAGAGTATATTATAAACCAATACAGTAAATTATACATACATATAGCCAGTATATAGATTATATATAAAGCAAAAAAATATATTTAGGGTATTGACAGTAGTTGTATTTAGCTGTATAGTAGATGCATAAATTAAATATTTAGCAGAATTGCACTTGAGAGATATGAACATATATAGCGTATATGCCATGTATAATATCTTTTTCAGGTGCTTTTTTATTTATATAACAATACTGGAGGTGAGAAGATGGTAAAGGATGTAGAGCAAAACATAGATGTTTTTGAAAATGATGTAGATAAATATTTACAGCTTTTTCTTGAAGAGCAGGGCATAAAAGACATGAGAAGCGAACCGCAAAACGTGTGGAGTTCTGCATTGATGTACATTCAAAAGCATGTATTTAAAAATAATAAAATGTTAAAAATGACTACACCACCAGAGGGTTATATAAACAACAACTATGACAACGAGCATAGCAATCTTAATAAGAGTAACTGTAATGCATATGACTTAGAGAAAGTAAAACGTATATGCGATATATATATATATGAGTGTATGCTATATGATAAAATACCTACTCAACAAGGATTTATATATATGACAGGTATTACAGTAGATACTATATGCAGGTGGAAGAAAGATAGTAGTGTACTAAGTAAAGCGGGTTCAGAGTTTTTGCAAAATCTTTATGATAGTGAGGAAGAGGCTTTGATGTCTAAAGCGTTCTCACTCAGAAACCCGACCGGAGCACTCGCAGCACTCAATCATAAAAAGGGTTGGCGAGAAGACGGCAAGCTTCATGTACAGCAAGTCGAACAAAAGACAGCAGCAGAGCTTCCAAGACTTGACACAGCACCACGACATGACACAGCACCACGACATGTAGCGGCTGTTGAGGATAAGAACAACAAGATATAGCGGTTTAAGAACTCAACTCTTCGCTAAACTATACTTTTACGAATAGTTAAAGAAAATGACAGATTTTTGGTATTTACAAATATATGTTCACAACAGTAAAGCCAACAATCATTGCGGCAGGGGGTACCCCTCTGGTGAGCTTGAAAAAATCGACCCACTAAGTCCCTCAAACAACCTCAAAAACAAAAACCGGCTTTTCAGGAAAAGGAGTAGTCTATGAGAAAATACACAGTTAAAGATTTATTTTCATTGAGACATAATGGAATTGCAACAAAGTTTATCCTTGGAAAATTCTTGATGGTGCAAAATCATATAGTTGATTGGCATTTCCCGAAAGATGGCAGTAGTCCTAAGAAAGTATATATCGTCCTCAAAGGCAAGCATTTAGCAAGATTGGTATGAGGTGAATATGATAGCAGAGACTTTAAAAAGGTTATTTTGTAAGCATGAATGGGAATTAAAGCATTGCATTGCGATACAAGGAGAAAATGATAAAATTCCAGTCGGATATAAAGATGTTTATGTTTGTAAAAAGTGCTTGAAAAAGCATATTATAAAATATTGATAAGGGCGGTGGATAGAATGACAAACAAAGAAAAGTATGCGGAAGATTTATACAGTATCTTTTTAAGCAGTTTTGGAGTGGATGAAAAAAATAAGCCTTTTCAGTGCCCTGCATCCTGTAGTGAACAATGCCAGTTTTCTCATAACGGAATAGCTTGCAAAACACTTGCAAAACAGTGGCTTGATGAAGAATATAAAACAGATTGGTCAAAAGTACCTGTCGATACTCCGATTCTTGTAAAAGACGAACTGGCACCAAAATGGATACATGGACATTTTGCAAAATATGAAAATGGAAAAGTTTTCGCATGGGCTAATGGCTCAACTTCATGGAGTGCGAGAGACTCTGTCTGTGTGGCTTGGGAATATGCCCGATTATATGAAGATAATAAATAGAACTGAGGTGATAAAGTATGGCAATAAGAGCACCAACAATTTAAAGTGAAACATTTTTTGAAACTTGTTTAATATTTGTATTTTAATTCATATCTTTTGTACTTCATAAAAATATTACATATCACATCCGCAAGGCAATAACAGTCTTGCGGAATAATGGGGTATCGCCAAGAGGTTAAGGCATAGCACTTTGACTGCTACATCATGGGTTCAAATCCCATTACCCCAGTTTGGCAAGATATGCCATCTTTGTTTTTCTTCTTGCAAAATCGCGGAGAAAAACTCCTTTCCCACACTAGCGGAATGCTGTTAAGAGCCATCGCACGGCTCGGTGTGGTTGTTCGGGTGTCTATCCCACGATGCCCGAACTTACATACTTTTTCCGTACTGGACTAATGTAGTTCCATTACAAATTTCACACCCCCATAACACACAGGTGCTTGCATACCATCTTAAAAGCCTATACAGAGGTGTATGCAATTTTGGTATATAGCTCAGTGGTAGAGCAACAGATTGTTAATCTGTGGGTCGTAGGTTCGATACCTGCTATGCCAGTTGGTGATGTTGTCAGTACACTCCTAGTGCGTTTATTATAGAAATGCAGGTGCTAATCAATATACCGGTTAAACTTAGCACAGGGAACTGAATTGAGCGGTTGTTATTCAAAAGATAGCGTTAACCGCTGACTAAAAGAACCTTACACTTAGGGCAGTGTGGAGTAAGTAAAAACGGAAACTGACCAGTTATGCAGATATGGTGTAATGGTATCACAGTAGCTTGCTAAGCTATCCAGCAGAAATGCTGTCAAGGTTCAAATCCTTGTGTCTGCGTTATGTCAACACTTGTGCAGAAAACAATGTCGGCAAAGAAACCTGTATGGGTGTTACCTGTTGCAAAGTGATTGCTATGTGCGGTTCAAATCCACACCACATCAATTCGAGTGGGAACGCATATCAATGTTCGTAGTGGGGATATGCAATGCTGTGAGTTGAGAAACCTGTTTTAGCAGCTAATTAAACTATATAACGGATAGTAGTTCAGTTGGGAGAAACCCACTGCGGTAATGGTAGCGGAGGGAGTCACAGGTTCGAGCCCTGTCTATCCGATGGCAATATGCTGTTGTTTACTGACGGCATATTGAATAACCAAATAATATGCCTACGCAAAAATACTAGTTACGACGCGGGTGGTAGATAGTGGCGGAATAGGTAAACGCTATGAAATGTCTATTGCAAAACGCAATACAGAGAAAGTATTTCTCAGGGGACATTATGAGAAAGTAAGTCTTTCCTGTGTGGTGCAAATCCACACCTATCTACTTATCCTCAAAACTATCGTGAAAACTTTATATGCGTCTGTCTGTTGGCCAGAATGAGGTCTCCAAAACCTCTAACGAAAGTTCGATGCTTTCCGGGCGTGCTTATCTTTATCTCCACTTGGTCGGGCACTACTGCAATAGTTCCGGTCGATGGGAGATGTATGGATAGTAGTTGCTCATTATCGGTCAACGAAAAACACTTCTGCAAGTAGAATTTGCAGATTCAAAAGCAGTCGAGCATTGTTTGGGTCGGGTGGGTTCGACTCCCACGGCAACTATTTTACGACAACTGTGAGTTCATAGGTGATTTAATAATTTAAGTGAGAGGTAAGAAATATGGATAATTTGGAACAACACAAAATACTTTTACAACAGATACATGATACATATGTCAAGAAAAATCACGATTACGGCGATAGCTTTAGTCGTTCATTTAAGAAATATGGATTAGTAGCGGCTATGGTTCGCATGGAAGATAAATGGAACAGACTTGATAATATGGCATTAGGAGCAGAACAGAAAGTTGCTGACGAAACTATAAGAGATACGCTGCTAGACCTTGCTGGATATTGTGTTATGACAACGATGGAACTGGACAGAGAGAAAGATAACGCAAATCAAAAGGCATTTGAAGAACAGGTTCGGGATGAATATACCGAAGTTTTTGGAGAAGATAACGAGAACGAAAATGAAGAAACAGATACTTCTAATAAAACATCAGTGGAAAAGAGTTCTATTGATGTAGGCAAGGTAATGGCTTTACATAATGCCAAATGGTCGCAAGCAAAGATTGCTGATGAAATGGGGTGCTCACAGGGGCGGATTTCACAGATTATCAAAGAATATAAACAGTGAGGTAGTAGGTAATGGATTTTGAAGAATTAACAAGAAAAATAACTGACATAAAAGATAAAGAGATGGCTATGGAGTTTACAAACACTATTGGTAAATTATTAAAAGAAAACGGAGTGACGGTACATTGTTCAGAATGTGAACAGAGCATTATGACTGGAGGCTTATTAGAGATTGTTTTTGATAAACTTGATTTTACGGAGCATGACAAAAAGTTTATAGATGAAATCGAGTGCTGGAAGAAAAAATGCAGTGATTTAAGTAACTACAACAAACAATTAAAATATGACTTGGAAAAATGTGAAAATAAGAAAAACGAAAACAAAGAGTTGCCGTTTGACCCACTAGAAGTTGTCGATATGCTCATCAATGAAACATATGAACACAGTATTTCGTTTACAGGGAGAAAAACTGAAAGCAGTAAGTATGGAATTGACGAGTTAGAACAGATTGCGGAGCATTTGCTTGTGTATTGTAAATACAACAAAAAGGAATGATGAATATGTGTAAGTTTTGCAATAATAAAGCTAAACCTATAATTTTAAATGTAGAACAAGACGGCATAATGAACGAGAAAATACAAGTTTTTCAAGCTACAATAAAAGGCAATGAATTGATGTTTGAAATAGTTTCTAATCACTTATTAGATTACTTTAATCTTACAACATTAAAAAAGCAAATATCTTATTGCCCTATGTGTGGCAAAAAACTGAGCGAGGACTAAGTATGTGTGAATTTTGTGACAAATATCATTCACAAAAAGGAATGATAACGGGAAAAGAAATTGCAATCAATAAATGCGCAACAGAAACGGATTTGAAAGATTGCCAAGTATATCTTCATGGCGAAGATAATCCGTCAATCATTATTTGGGGCAAGAATGGAATAGCGAGAGGATATTTTGAGATTGTGTTTTGCCCTATCTGTGGTAGAAAGCTGGTGAAAGAATGAAGCCATTAGAAGAAATATTTTTTAGAGCTTGCGTGAATGAGCAGAAAAGAAAATTGCGTTCGAGCGACCGTGAATTGAGCATAAGAACTATTGGAAATATTTTTGAAAGGCTTGGGTTCTCATACAAGCAGTTAATGTATTATGTCAGAAAGTGGTGCGACAAGGGATTTTATGATTACGGAGTAACACTTGACTTGGGATGGTTTGAATTTGGCAAGCTGACCGGAGAATATAAACAGATTTATGATTCTATGACAGGTACGGACAGATGGAAAGATGGGGATTTAGCAAATTATATTGTCAGAAATTCTTTTAATCGAGAGCAGATAACTAATTTTGCGTTGAGAGAACATCTTGGAATCGGACAGGACAAAGAATTTTTTAATCCGTATAGAAAGGTGGAAAAATGAATGAATTAACACAAAGTAAAGACGGATATATCGTATTTGACGAGAGCGGAACTTGCCCTCTTGCATATGGTGCAGCAGAAAAATGGTTTAAGACTTATGATGAGGCAATAGTATATGCCATGGATAAAGTTGCAAAAAACTGTGAACTATTTAAAGACCGCATTGATTTTAACTCCGTAATTGTTTATGAGGGTTCAGAAGAATTTATGCACAGTACATATGCTATCCCACGTGAAAAAATTTTGTTTTGGTGGAAGAATCATAAATAGTTTGGCGAGGTGGAAGAATGAGTAAAATATTTAAAATGCCTGAAAATGTGATAATTCCAAAAGCTAGAGTTGAAAAAGCTGGCGAAGAAGTAATGTCAGTTGCGTTTGATTTAGGCTTGGAAACAGGAGACCGACCGTTAGCAATGGTATTTGAGAACTATAACGGAAAACCCTATATCAGAAAACTTATCAAAGATGATGAAGCGTTGGAACTGCATAAGTTGTTGGCAGAATAGGAGTTTTAAAAATGAGCATGGCAGATGTAATTAAATCAATAGAATGTGGAGCGTTTAGAGAGATACAGCCACATAAAATAGGTGGTAGAAACGGTGAGCCTATAGATTGTTCCATTTTAGAAGATGAACCAGTTATTGTGGCAGATAATGAAGCAGACAGGCAAGCGTTGAGAGATTGCTTTAAGGGGTGAATAGAAATGAAAACACTGATTAGATTTATTAAAAATCTAAAATCGTTTTATCAGTTTTATAAAGATTATGAGTATAACGGCGATGATTGCGAATTTATTATCAAAAACTATCAAGAAGTATTGTGTAGCCGAACGAAAACAATGAGCAAACCGACTTATTATGCGAGTGCTGTTATTGATGAAATAGATAAGTGGCATGAAGATTCATGGAAATCCATGTACAAATGCGAGCCTATTGAAGTTACAAAAGAAAAAATCAAGATAATATCCGATGGCAAAACCGCACAAATATTTATTGACGGTGAAAAAGTAAGATGTACGGACATGGAGTTACATTTTATCAGTCATTCAAACCAAAGCCCAATGATTAAAGTTAATGCACGATGGCATAAAACGGATGAAAACGGAAATACAATTCTGAATGAGGAAAAAACCGCCATATTAACAGAGGGCATTAAAATAAATTGCTGATTATCAGCGGAAAGGGGAACGTATCATGGCTGATTTGAAAATATTTACAGAAAATATAGAACAGGAAGCGTTAAATCAGATATATACGCTTGTTAAACAGCCAGCATTTTCGGATTGTAAGATAAGAATTATGCCAGATGTTCATGCAGGAGCAGGGTGTGTTATCGGGTTTACTGCTGATTTAGGAGAAAAAGTAATACCGAACATTGTTGGAGTTGACATAGGCTGTGGGATGCTTACTACAAACTTGGGGAATATTGATATTGATTTTGAGAGATTGGATAACATCATTAGAGAATATGTTCCAAGCGGTAGAAAAGTTCATGGAGAAGAAAACTCGTCTGTCGCAAGCGATATTATTGAAAAATTGTATTGCAAGGAACAGTTGAAAAATATAGATTGGCTGAAAAGGAGTTGCGGCACGTTGGGAGGCGGCAATCATTTTATCGAAGTTGATAGCGATAGCAAGAATAATAAATATCTTGTTATTCATTCGGGAAGTAGAAATGTCGGAAAGCAAGTTGCAGAAATATATCAGCAAATGGCGATTGATGATATATCGGGAAAATCGAATTTTAAACAAGATAGTGAGAAATTGATTGCTGAATACAAAAAATGTAAAAGAGAAAGAGAAATCAGCAAGGCTATCAAAGAATTAAAGCAGTCCTACGAAGCAAATACAACTAAAATCCCTAGAGAGTTATCATATCTTGTTGGAAAACATAGAGAAATGTATTTGCACGATATGAAATTATGTCAAGAGTTTGCGGAAATTAACAGAAGAGCCATTCAGAGCATTATTTGTTACTATATGGGTTGGAAAGTTACAAAAGAAACAGAACGATTTCAAACAATTCACAACTACATTGAACACGATACAAATATTGTTCGTAAAGGTGCTATTTCTGCAAAAACAGGCGAAAAGGTACTAATACCGATAAACATGCGTGACGGTTGCATTTTGGGAATTGGCAAAGGAAATGAAGATTGGAATTATTCAGCACCGCATGGAGCAGGGCGAACAATGAGCAGGTCAAAAGCAAAAGAAAGCATTTTGCTAGAAGAGTATCAAAAAGCAATGGATGGAATATTTACAACATCCGTAAATACATCTACGATTGATGAAAGCCCTATGGCATATAAAACAATGGATGAAATAATTGGAAATATAAAAGATACTGTTGAAATAGTTGACATTATTAAACCGATTTACAATTTCAAAGCAAACGAATAAAAACAATTACCGGCTAACAAACGGAGTTAGTCGCTACCCTAAAACAATTATAGGCAGAGGTCTATAAGCACCTTTGCTAGAAAGCGAGGTGCTTCTTTTTTGGCATCTAAATATCTTAAAGAAACAGTTCAAAGTTATGAAAATTACATAGAGAAAAATGGAATAGATGAAAATGTTATTGATGCATACATAGAAGCGGCAGGAGTGGCAATAAATACAGAAAAGGATATTCAGTATGGATTGCAACTTACAAAGCGTTCTAAGGACTTTGTAGAGCGTTTTTGCATGAAAAAAACAGGCGGCACAATATGGAAATTGGAAAAGTATGCGTTTGAGAATAAAGTTGAGTATGATTTAATTGATAAATATTATAAACCAACATTATATGAAGCTCAAAACAAAATTGTAGACAGTTATTTTCAGTACATAGAGAGAAAAAGAGAGCCTAAAGACAGATTTTATATGCCACGAAGAAAGCAATTAGTAAAAATTGGGCTTATTGATGCATTGCAAGGCATGATTGATGATAAATACGATATTTTGTGTGTCAGCTTAGTGCCGGGGGCTGGGAAAAGTACGGTTGAAAAGTTTTTTCACTCCGGTATAGCCGGTTGGTTTCCGAAAGATTATAGCTTGTTTTATTCGCATAGCGGTGATATTACACGAATGTATTATGATGGCGTTTACGACATTGTGACAAATGACGAGGAATATGCATGGCATGAAATATTTCCAAAACTTTCAGTAACAAGCACAAATGCAAAGATGGAACAGTTTAACATAGGGAAATATAAACCGTTTCCAAGCGTACAATGCACATCTGTAGGAAGTAAAAATGCTGGTAAAGTTCGTGCGAGTAAATTTTTACTTGTAGATGATATGATAGGCGGTATTGAGGAAGCCTTAAATCCAGTTATTCTTGATAAACTATGGAATAAGTATGCAGTAGACGCAAGACAGCGTAAGACGCAAGACACGGACGGAAAGCCGTGTAAGGAGATACACATTGCTACTAGGTGGTCGGTACATGATGTTATTGGAAGAATACAAAATATGTATGAGGAAAATCCGAGGGTTAAAGTGATTGCAGTACCGGATGTTGACCCGGTTACAGGAGAAAGCAATTTTAATTACGAATATGGGGGCTTTACAAAAGAGTTCTTTGCAGACCAACAACTTTTGATGGATGAAATCTCTTATAGATGTTTGTATAAACAAGAACCCATTGAGCGTGAGGGATTATTGTTTCCTGATGATAAAATACGCAGATACCTTAATTTGCCACACGGAGAACCGGAGATTATTACAGGGCAATGTGATACAAAAGGAAAAGGAACGGATTATTTTGTATTACCGATTCTTCAAAAGTATGGGGATGATTATTATTGTGTTGATTGCGTGTGTGATAATACAGCGGACTATGAAGCCCAATACAGGAACGCAGCGGGCGTGCTTGTAAATAATAAAGTACAGGAATGTGAATTTGAGCGTAATGCCGGTGGAGACAGAGTTGCAATGGAAGTTAATAAGCGTGTTGAGAGTGTCGGATGGATATGTAACATCACTGACACCCCAACGGAAACAAATAAGGAAGCAAGGATATTCCAATGTTCTAACTGGATATTACAGCACATTATTTTTAAAGACCCCTCACTTTATAAGCCTAACGAGCCATATGGAGTAATGATGTCATTATTAAAGCAATATTCGGTGTCAGGTAAAAAACAATTAGATGATGTACCGGATGTTTTTTCAAACTTTGCATTAAGAATGACAAAAGGAAACAGAATAAAAAAGACAGTAATTATGTCAAGTCCAATATAAGAGGAGGATATTTATGGTAACAAAGGAAGTTTTGTCACAATATTCAGACTTACAGGAAGAAGTAAAAGAAGTAAGGCTAAAGATAGAACGACTTGAAAAAGATATAAGTAAAATCGAAGCCGGAGAAAGGGTTATAGATTCTGTTAGCGGCGGCAATGGTGGCAAACAGCATTTTAAGATTGAGGGCATACCATTTCCAGAGTACAGTAGAAAGAAAACACTTCTTTATGCTAGAAAAGCCACATTGCAGTTGCTTGAAGATGATTTGTTGGAAAAAACCAATGAGGTTGAACAGTTTATTTCAAGCATTGATGATAGCAGGATGAGAAGAATTATCAATCTTAGATTCTTAGAGAATAAGACTTGGATTCAAATAGCACACATTATCGGGGGTAATTCTGAAAGCAGTGTAAAAATGGCTTTTCAGAGATTTATTAAAAAAAATTAAAAGTTGTTACGATTGTGACAAAAAAATCTTGTATTATTATATTGAGCAAAAGCAAACTTCATAAACATAAAAAACCCTTTATCAGAAAAGCATCGTTACTTAATTGCAGCGGTGTTTTTGTTATGCAACGAGGTAAAAATATGAATTTTTATATGAATAAAGATAAATCAATCATGTGTCCGAACTGTCGTAAGTTCTTAACTAAGGCAGACAGCAAAGACCCACGGACACATAAGTTAGCGTGTAAACATTGCCACAAATGGATTTGGTATGTGCCTAACGATAATAGTAATTTTCAAATTAAGGAAATACCGGATAGCAGAACTTCAAGCGGTATGAGATTTTATTAGAGGTGTAGATAATGCAGACAGGAAGAATTGTTATTTATACAGGTGCAAAAGAAATAACATCTGACAACATAATACCAATTTTGCGTGAAGCAATTTTGGAACATGATATTAATTCCAACAGAATACAGTTTCTTCTTGATTATGATGCAGGAATACAGCCAATAGTTAGGAAGAATCCAAAGACTTACAGACCAGACATTGACTGTGAGTGCTGTGACAATGTGGCTAACGAAGTCACAGAGTTTAATTTAGGCTTTAAGTGGGGGAATCCTATAACGCTAGTTCAAAACGGCGACGATGAGGATTCTAACCTCACAGAAGCTATAGTGGAATTAAATAGTTGCTACGAATCGCAGAACGCAAGACAGAAGCAACAGGAACTTGCAAGATATGTTGAAATCGGTGGCGTTGGATATGTTCTTATTGATGTGAATACAGAATATGAGGATGGGGAAAGCTATTTTACATATGACATATTAGACCCAAGAACAACATTTGTCGTAAGGTCAACAGCTTATAGTGATAAGAGGGTTATTCTTGCAGGCACTTATATCAAAGACAAACATAGTGGTACAAGATATTACACCTGTTTTACAAAAGATATTCGCTATGAAGTTACGGATGGGATAAAAATCACTAACGGGTCAGAAAAGGGAAAAACAAAATGGGGATTTTTAGAGAGAAGTGGAGAAGAAAATCCACTGCATAAAATTCCTATCATTGAATACACAAGGTCATTCGACAGAATGGGGTGTTTTGAACGGCAAATATCTGAAATGGATAACTTAAACCTACTCATTTCAGATTTTACAAATGATGTTGAACAGAATACGCAGGCAGTATGGCACACAAATGATGTTGATTTCCCAGTTGAACAGGAAATAACAGTTGATAAAGATGGAACGCAACGCATTACTGAAAAAGCAAGGAAGCCAAAATCTGGAGAATGGATGCAGACCTATACATCGGCAGATGGCAAAACTCCAATAGTTGAGCCACTTGCAATCAATTATGATTACACAGGTATGCTTAACAATATCCAATCAAGGCGACAGATAATCTTACAGAAATGCAATGTGCCACAACGAAATGATAGCAGCGGCGGTAGTACAGGAGTTGCAATGTCAGACGCAACAGGCTGGTCACAGGCTGAAACAGCGGCGGCAAAACAGCAATTAATTACAGATGGCTGCAAAATGGAAGAGATAAAAGTTGTTCTTGCAGCTATCAAGCTGTCAAACAATGTTAATAGCAGCAATCCATTACTTAAATTAAGGGCAAGAGATGTAAAGCCTAACATTAAGCGACAAAAAACTTATGAAATGTCAACCAAGGTTAATGCTATGGCAACATTGATAAGCCACGGATTTAGCCTTAAAGATACAGTTGATGCGATTCCGTTCTTTGACGACCCTAACGATGTTGTAGCGAGAAGCGGAGAGATGGTTAAGGCATATCAAGACAGTATAATCAACAAAGACACACAGAACCAAGCGGAGGGCGGAGATGGCGAACAATCACCTAACAAAGACCGCACAATGCAAGACTTATCAGACCAGACAGAAAATAGTCCAGTTATAGATAAGAGCAGAACAGATAAATAATTGATATTGAGCCACAGGGTAGAAAATGCCTTGTGGCTTTTTATATGCCCTAGAGAAAGGGCAATACAAATATCGCAAGAAGTTGAGAGAACAACAAAAAACGCAGAAAGCAGAGGTAAAGAAATTATGGCAGATGTAACTAACACAACAACAGAACCAACAACTAATAATGAGCCACAGAACGAAGAACAGACACCTAGTATAGAAGAGCTTATGGCACAACTTGCTAGTGAAAGAGCTGAAAAAGAGAAGTATAAGAACGCTTCTGATAAAGCCAGTTCAGAAGCAGCTAAGTACAAGAAAGAACTTCGCTCAAAGCAGACAGCAGAAGAACAGGAGGCAGAAGCAAAGGCAGAAGCTGAAAAGTTGCAGGCTGAAAAGTTCGAGAATATGAGCAAAGAGCTTAATCATATGAAAGCTGTCAACGCTTATCAGAAAGTTATAGGCGATGGAAAGGATATTGATTCTTTGATTGAGGCGGTTGCAGATGCAGACCATAGCCTTATAGCAACTGTAATTGCCAATGAAGTGCAAAGACAGGTTAAAGAAGCTAAGGCAGAGTGGCTTAAATCGAGACCGGCTATTAATGCAGGCGGTGGAGAAGAAAGTACGATAACACAGAAACAGTTTAACAAGATGAATTACCACGAAAGAGTGGAGTTCAAAAATAAGAATCCAGAACTTTATAAGAAGTTTACAGAGTAGAAAATGGAGGTAAATAAACTATGCCACAGACTAAGTTAACAAATTTAGTAGACCCACAGGTGATGGCTGATATGGTATCAGCTAAGTTGCCAAAGAAGATTAAGTTCTCACCTATCGCAAGAGTTGATACAACACTTGTAGGCAGACCGGGAAGCACAATCGTTGTGCCAAAGTATGCTTATATTGGCGACGCAGAAGATGTAGCAGAAGGTGTTGCTATGGGTACAACAGTACTTACAACATCTACAACAGAAGCAAAAGTTAAGAAAGCAGGTAAGGCAGTAGAACTTACAGATGAATCAGTGTTATCTGGTTATGGCGACCCACTTGGTACAGCTATTAATCAGATTGCTATGTCAATCGCTGCAAAGGTTGATAATGACAGCTATGACGCACTTTGCACAGCACCTATTGATTACAATGGAACAGCAGCACCTATCAGCTATTCAGCAGTTGTAGCAGCTAATAGCAAATTTGATGATGAATCAGATTCATCGCTTACGAAGATATTGTTCATCAATCCAGCACAGGAAGCCACATTGCTTAATGACGATGATTTCAAGAGCAATGACAAGTACCCACTTAATGTAATTATGAATGGCACTATCGGTTCTATTGCAGGAGCACAGGTTGTTAAGTCTAAGAAAGTTAAGCTGGTTAAGTATGAGCTTGATGATTCAACAGGAACAATCAATGTTGTAGCTGATACAACAAGCGAGGATTCAACTAATGTTCATCTTGACACAGCACTTGCACATACACTTAAGTCAAAGGACAAGGAAATCAAGGTAGGTAGCAAGTTAAAGGCTGTTACAACAGAGTTCTACGCTTGCCCTATTGTTATCGTATCAGCAGAAGACCCTAACGAGGACGCAGGTGCAGATGGCGTATCAGAGGAAGAGAACGCACTTACAATCTATATGAAGAGAAGCGTTGAGATTGAATCGGACAGAGATATTCTTGCAAAGACAACTGTTATCTCTGGTGATGAGCACTATACAGCAGTCTTAAGCAATGATTCAAAGGTTGTTCTTGCTAAGTTCGGAAAGTAAGAGGTGCTTATATGTTATTAAGACGACATAAAATCAACGCCGCAAAGCAGAGCGAAGAAGTAACAACAGACAATGTAAGACAGGAAGCTGTTTATGGAGATGAGCTTAAGTATGAGGAAGAGCAGGACAAGTTCCCTACTCAACCTACAAACGATTACACAAAGACAGCTATTAAGCGTATGCCAACAGCGGACTTACAGGCACTTGCATCTGAAAACGGTATTGTAGATGCTGACAGTTTTAGCGGTGCTGATTTGAAAAGTATGTTAATCGAGAAATTCAATTTGTAGGAGGTATCTGTATGGAATTGAACAAAGCAGAATATACGATTTTAGCACAAGTAAAAATCAGACTTAAACAATTTCATATAGAGACTGTCACAAATGAAGATGATACAACAAAAGATGTAGTTGTGTTTGACAACAAAGAGGATAATTTGTTTATTGAACAGCTTATTAAACAGGCTACAGAAGATGTCAAGAACAGAAGAAATTACCCCGACAGCTACACAGAAGAAATGATAACAGAGGACTTAAAACAGTTTGAGGGAGTTATCGTAAATCTTGTTGTGTACGACCATTCACAGGCTGGTGAAGCATTTATGGCAAGCTATGGTGAAAATGGCGTAAGTCGAACTTGGAAAGACAGAGACAGCTTATTTGTTGGGGTATTTCCTTTTGTAAAAATGTTATAAACATTAAAAAGAAGAATGTGCGTTACCATATTCGTGAGGTTACGAAAATGGTAGCAGGCGGCACACAGTAAGGGTGGTGGGCAGTGTGCCAAATTATAGAAAGGCGGTATAGGATGCAAATAGAAGTTGCAATTCTTATAAGTGTCATATCCGTTACTTTTTCCGTCTATTTTGGATTAAAAAACAACAAACGGACAGATACAAAAGAAATCGAAGAACGGGTCAAAGAAAACACCCGTATCAATATGAAGTTAGATAGTATCTTGGAACTGATTAACGAATTAAAAAGCGAGCGTTCAGAAATGCGAAAAGAATTAGCAGACCATGAAAGTAGAATTACAAAGGTTGAACAAAGTACAAGTTCAGCACACCATAGGCTTGATGGCTTGGAAGTTCGTATAAACGATGAAAAGGAGTGATTGTTTTATGAGAGATTGGAAACAGTGGACTAAGGCGGCGGCAGTTAGAGCAATTAAAACAGTTGCACAAACAGCGGTCGGAGTTATCGGTGCAAGCACTGTTGTAAGTTCGGTCGATTGGAAAGTGGTTGTTTCATCAGCGGTTCTTGCAGGAGTTGTAAGTATTTTAACATCTGTAACAGGACTTCCTGAGGTAGAAACAAATGCTTGATATAAACAAGCAGTCAATGAAGTATTCACAGCAAGGGGCACGCATCACAATTTACGAAAGAGACGATGATGGAAACATCAAATACTATATAGATAGCGACGGAAACAAAATCCCTCTGATTGCAGAGGAAAAAGTCGGTTTTTCAAAACCTGTCAATTTTAGAGCAAACATAGCGTTCAGTGGCGGCGAAGCTAAAACAGAAGAGTTCGGCTTTGATGCCGCCGACTATGACGCAATAATGTTGACAGATAAAAACGAGTTCCCTTTAAAAAAAGGTGACTTAATATGGCTTGATAGTGAAGTAACTTACATTGACGAAGATACAGAAATAGTTGACGAAACATCGGCAGATTTTACTGTGGTTGGAGTTAAACCGGCTTTAAAGTCAACAAAATATGTGCTTAAAGCAGTTGTAAAGTAGGTAGGTGAATTATGAAAAAATATGAAACTGGCGGATTTAATGAAGGGTATTTTTGGATGCTTACAGACAACACACCAGAGTTAGTGGGGACAATGTCACCGGAAACAACATGCACAGCGGATAGTGACAAAATCGTACAAAGCCTTGCTGAAAGCGTAAAAGATACTGTTGAGAGAGTGGTAAAACAATGGCAAAGCAAACAATAACACTGGGATTGTCTCAAAAGTCTGTAGAAAAGGCTTTAAAACAGCTTAGACAGTACAAACAATGGCTTAGAAACAAAACTACAGAACTTGTAAAGGCACTTGCGAATATTGGCATACCTGTTATAGAAACAAATGTCGCTGACGCAAGTTATACCTTTGACAGCAAAGGGATTAGGAGTGGTTCTAACACCGAACATTATACTTATGTAAAACTTAATAATTTTGGAAGTTATTCACAAGCAAATCTTGTTGTTGAGGGTGAAGAAATTCTTTTTATTGAGTTTGGAGCTGGTGTTTATTACAACGGCGAAGCAGGAACAAGCCCACATCCAAAAGGGCAGGAATTTGGCTTTTTAATTGGCTCATACGGTGTCGGTCATGGTGTTCAGAAAGTGTGGGGATATTATGACGAAACAGGAGCACTTGTAATGACGCATGGTGTTGAAGCAACAATGCCTGTTTTAAAGGCATATGAAAAGATTATAGCTGATTATGTATCAGTAGCAAGGAGAGTATTTGGAAATGGATAAATCAAGTTCATGGGCTTTAGAATTTAAGAATACTCTTTATAGCTTGTTTTCATACAACCTAAAAAAAGAGTATGGAACAAAATATAAAAACCTTAATATTACACAAGATGAAGAATTAGAGGGAGTAGCGGTGTTTCCTACAGTGTTATTTCAACAAATTTCATTTACAGAAGTAGGCAAAACACTTGACGGACAGTTAATAAACGCAATAAGACCTATTTTTCAGATAACAATAACATTTAAAGGAAATAGAAGTGATTTAGAAAATATAGCGGCATATGCCGTTTTATTTTTTAAAGATAAAAGATTTGAAGTAACAAGCATCGTCTATGGTATTTCAAACAAAGTCAGGTCGGCAACTTTCAGAGTATCAAGGGTAGTTGCGGCAAATGACAGATTGTAACTTATTGACCGGACATTTATTAGAAATGTTCGCTAACTGCATAAAATTAGCAGAAGAAAGTGAGGTAAATATGGCAGCAGCCGGAATTTCGACACTCGGTATTACTTTTGGTTATGGTGTAGAAGCGACAGCCGGAGAAAAGCCGACAGCTTTTAAACAGCTTACAAGAATAAATGCAATCGGCGGTATCAATATTGAGCCGGAGCAAATAGACGCATCAGCACTTGAAGATTACACGACAAAATATGTCAAAGGTCGTGCCGATACTGGTGGGTCTTTTGCAGTAACGGTAAACTTTACGGATGATACCGAAAAAGAGTGGGAAGCTCTTATAAAGGCGTATAAAGCGTTGACAGGCGGGAAACAGATGTGGTTTGAAACTATCATTCCGGGCATTACTAAAGCGTTATTTGTTATCGCAGAGCCACCGGAAAGCATCCCTCAGCCGGAAATCGGGCAGAATGAAATCTTAACAGTTGAGATGAACTTAACTATTGTTGAGAAAAAAGACCCTGATACAAAGGTAGACTTTACACCGGGGGAATAAAAAGCTATTCGGCTGAGACAAAGGCTGTGTCGGATAGCAAATCTAAAACAGCCGACTACTCATACGATAAAGATGAAACAATTTAAAAATAGCAAAATTGATTAAATGATTAAAAGCGGGGCGGTCTTAGGACTGCCCCCTTTCTTACAAATGTAAGGGAAAGGGAAATAATATGTATAAAATTATAAACATCAATAAAAAGGACTATAAACTTGAATACTCATTAGAAGCATCACTTTATCCTGACAGCACAGAAAAGTTATTAGAACTTATATCATCAACAGATGCAGAAAACGAGAATGACAAGATTAAAAATATAATTAAAGGAATGTCAAATGTTCCACAAACAACATTACATATGTTCTATGCAGGACTGTTAGAACACCACGGAACAGGTTCGGATAGTGACGGAACAGTAACATCAATAGAAGATGCAAAGGTATTGTTAAAACAGTATATAAGTGAAAATAAAACAAACTTCTATGCTGTTATGGAAATGATTATGGGACAGATGGCAGAAGATGGTTTTTTAGACTTGATAGGTCTGAACGACATGATACAGACCGAGGAAGAAGAACCGAAGAAAACTCCGAAAGTTCCACAAGACCATTTGAAGAAAAATTAAGTTTCAAAGAAAATATTGAAAAAAATATCTTGCCAAATGCGATAAAGGCAGGATTGACATATAAAGAAGCTATGCATATGACCCCGAAAGCCATTGAGATGCACATAAAGGCATATACGGAACAAGAACAAGAGAAAATAAAAGTATCTGAATATCTTTCATGGCTCAACGGTCATTATGTCGTTAAAGCAATAGCCTGTACTTTTGGGGGAGGAAGTTACCCTAAAAATCCTTTACAGGAAAATAATAATAATGAAAACGGCGAAAAGCCAAAATCAGACCTGCAGAAGCAAAGAGAATTATTTGCAGCAAGATTGTTTGCTACATTTGCTAATGCAGAATTAGATAAAATAGAAAAAGAGGAATAGCAATTTTATTTGCCGTTCCTCTTTTATTTTTGAGGTGATAATCAATGAAAATGACTACAAAATATGCAAAAAGCATTAGTTATGGAAATAAAAGACCATTAAGTAATATCAAATACATTGTCATACATTACACAAGCAATGAGGGAGATACAGCACAGAATAATCTTGATTATTTTGTAAATGTTAATGAAAAAGAAACGGGAGCGCATTTCTTTGTTGATAAAAAAGGAAAAGTTGGCAAGTCAATAGCAATGAACCGTACAGCTTGGGCGGTAGGCAGAGATTACAGAAGTGGAAGAAAAGGCGAAGCGGCTTATTTTGGCAAATGCACAAACGCAAACTCGGTGTCTATTGAATTGTGTGATATGTGCTTAAAAACAAACTGGGAACAGATGTATGCGACAAGAAAACTTGTTAAATACATTCAAAGTAAGTGCCCTAATGCAAAAACAATTATCAGACATTGGGATGTAAACGGAAAAGATTGTCCAGCACCTTTTACAGGTAGTGGTAATGAGAAATGGACTGAATTTAAGCGTTTTATAACAGCAGGCTATAAGTTTACGGCGGTTGTTACAAAAGATGCGGCATTAAGAAGTAAACCGAAGCTGGGGGCAGTAAATAAAAAAGGTACTGCAAAAAAAGGAACAAAAGTTAAGATTGTCAAACTCAATGGGAATTGGGGACTTACTGACAACGGATATTGGATAAGTCTTGAAAAAGTAAAAGAGATTTAATCAGAATGAGGTGATTTGATGGAATTAGATAGTTTAGAACTGAAAGTATCGGCAGAAGCACAGTCGGCAGAAAAAGCACTTGACAGCCTTATAGGTAAATTACAGAGTTTTTCAAAAGCACTTGGCGGTATAAACACTACTTCCATCAGCAAAAACCTTGAAAATCTTGCTAAAGTCGGTGGCTTGAAAATTGTCACTAAAGAGGTAGAGGACTTAGGAAAAACTGTAGACAATGTCGGTAAGAAGAAAACAAAGACTGAGGTTAAAGTCGATGTTAAGCAAGGTTTAGAAGCTATTGCAGAATTACAGAAACGATTTGAAAATGCAGACAAAGATATAAGATTTACTGGGTCAACAAAACAACTTGAAAAGCAATACGACAGATTATCTAACAGTCTTTCAAAACTCTTTGCAAAAGAAAACGCAGCACTTGATTTAGGCAAAGCAAGTACAGGTGATGAAAAGTTTGTTAAATTAGAGCGTAACATACAGTCAACCATAAACCAACTTGACACACTTAAATCTAAAATTACAGAAGTTCAAAAAGCAGAACAGGCAAGCAAGGCACAATTTTTTGAAAGAGAAAATGCAAAGGCAAATCAAGAAAACAAAACTGCCATGATGATACCACCTGAGAGTGAAATGAAAAAGGCGGCTGAAACATATCAAAAAAATATGGAAAAAATATCATCAGACACATTGCCTAAACACACAGGTTGGGATAGTCAAGCAGAACTTCTTAAAGCATTAAAACAGTCTCGAGAGGGAACAGCAGGAGCATTAGAGGGATATGACGAAAGAATAAAGAAAGCCACAGCCGACCTTAAAGCAGTCGAAAAAAGTGGCAAAGGCATGGGTACTGAGGAATGGAATAATGCTAGTATTGCATTGCGAAAAGTTGTGGCAGAAGCTAAGTGGTATGAAAATACCTTAAAAGAAGCGGCTGCCGACCTTGGTTTAAATGTCAAATCCATTAAGGAACTTGAAGCAGAAGAAAGCAAATTAGTACAAAAATCAAATCAACTTGCTGGAAAAGGACTATACGGAAGTACTGATTATAACGAAACAATTTATCAACTTGGACGAGTTAGAGAAGAATTAGATAAGCAGAGAATAAAAATCACAGGTGCAAGCAGTGCTTTGCAAGGCTATGACGAGCGGATTTCACAGGCTAAAATCAATCTTGCTAATATACAAGCTAGTGGCAAGGGCATGGGGACTTCTGAATGGGACACTGCCAAAATGGCTTTAATCAAGTTAGAAGATGAAGCAAGGCGGTATAAAGCGGCTTTAAATCAAAAAGCATTAGGACTTGATACCGACATTAAATCAACGGACAACCTCGAAACAAAGATAAAGAAATTAAATCTTGCTATAGAGCAAATGAGAAATAGAGGTATTGGCTTCGGTGATACAAATTTTGATAAACTGTATCAGCAACTTAATCAAGCCGAAAAAGAACTTGCAGAGTACAAAGCTAGACTGACAGAAAGTGAAAACTCGACAAGAAGTTTTGGCAGTACATTAAAGAGTGCGGCAACAGGTTTTTCTAATTTTATCAGTAAGATTAAAAATGCTGGTGCGGCAACATTGAATTTTGCTAAGAATGTCCGTAACATGAAATCGCCTTTAAAACTTGCACTCGGTCAAATTAGTAAATTAGGAAATTCAGTTGCAAGGCTGTATTTCAAGTACATGATGCTGTCGAGGGTTGCTGGTGCACTTGGTAAAGTTCTTGGCATATCAAGTGACTATGTCGAGGAATACAACTATTTTCAAAAGGCAATAGATAAGATTGCACAGGAAAATAAAGGCAATTACAAAAAATACGGCTATGATGATGCTAAGAGTTATGCGGATAGCTTTGAGGATAGACTTACAACTCTTACAGGCAAAATGACAGGATATAAGCCCGATAAAAATGGGAATCTTATAGATACTGATGTGGCAAGTCTTGGGCTTGATATTACACAGGTTACAAACTTTGAAGCACAGATTGCACAAATGACAAACTCTGTCGGAATGATGGGCGAAGCGTCTATTGCAACATCAAAAGCCATGACAATGCTTGCTGGGGATATGTCCTCATTAACAAATATGCCATTAGACACCGTTATGAAAAACTTTTCAAGTGGTCTTTCGGGTGCGGCAATGGCTGTAAAAAAATATGGTATGGACATATCAGTTGCGGCATTACAGGAAACAGCACTTGGGCTAGGTGTTAAGAAAAATGTTTCTGATATGACACAGGCTGAGAAAGAGTATTTGCGTGTTATCACTATGTTGCAACAATCTAAAGTAGCATGGGGCGACTTAGCTAAGACTATCAATTCTCCCGCAAATCAATTTAGAATGTTAAAGTCCAACATCAAACAGTGCGGTTTAATGCTTTCAAGGCTGTTTATGCCTGTCATACAAAAAGTATTGCCGTGGCTCAACGCAATGGCAATGGCTGTCAAAGATTTAATGAAACATATCGGTGACTTGTTCGGCTTAAAGTTTGATAGCAGTCTTGGTTCAACAGACAGTGGCACATCAGATACCTATGACGATGTATCAGACAGTGCCAACAATGCGGCAGACAGTATAAATAATGCGGCAGATGCACAGAAAAAGTTTAATAAGCAGTTACAGGGTTTTGATAAGTTAAATAATCTTACGACAAACGAAACATCTAAGAAAGACAGTGACAAGGATAAAAACGGCACAGGAGATGTTAGTGGCGTTTTATCTGATGCTCTTATAAATGCTGTCGAAGATTATGAAAAACGCTGGAATAAAGCGTTTAAAAGCATGACAAGCGATGCTGACAAGCTCAAAGAAAAGATTGAAAAACTGTTTACAACAGCTTGGGACACAGGTGACGGAACAGAAATCGGTGAAGCACTTGCGACAACCTTAAATAAGGGCATTGACTGGGTGAACGAAAATACAAGCAAATGGGCTAAAGGCTTGAAAAAGATTACCTCAATTATGGGTACTTCTTTAAATGGCTTTGTTGAAAAATTCAAGTGGAAAGGCCTTGGAAAAGCTATTGGAAATTCAATTAAAGGAGTGCTTGAGGCGGAAACAAACTTTTTTGAGACTGTAAACTGGGTAAATCTCGGAAAAGGTTTGTCAAAAACACTTAACTCAGCAATTAAAACAGGTGTATTACAATCTTATTTTAAATCAATGGCATCCAAATTAAGGGCGGCTATCGAAACAGCATTTGGAGCAATAACAACTTTTGATTTTAAAGGTCTTGGAAAAGCGTTAGGTCAAGGTATAAACGACTTCTTTAAGACAATGAACAAGAAGAATAAGCAGACTGGACTTAGTGGTTGGCAGGAACTTGGAAAGAGTTTGAGTGACGGAATAAAAGGCATAGCAGATAGTATTACGACTGCACTTGATACTGTTGATTGGGAACAAGTAGGACAGGCTATTGCTGATTTTATCGGTTCTATTGATTGGGGTGGAGTTATTTGGTCACTAGGCAAAATGGCGAAATCTTTAGTTAAAGCAATAGGGACAACGATTACAGCACAAACAAAAGAAGACCCAGTTTCAGGAATAATCACAATAGGAATTTTAGGATTTACATTAAGAAAAGGATGGAAAAAGCTACTTGCAATATTGCTTGGAAGTAAAATTGGAAAGTCTAAATTAAGTGTAGGACTTTCAAGAGTTTTTGCTGTTATAAAAGCATGGTCCATATCGAAAATAAGCAAGGCGGCTAAGGCTCTTGCAACAAAGATTAAATCAGGAATCGGCAAAATAGTTGTCACATTTAAAAATGTATATGCAAGTATTAAAAATTGGATAGCAAACGGAGCAAAAATAAGCGATGTTATAAAAGCTGTGAAAACAGCATTGGGAATACAAAAAGGTTTGACGCTGTCAAATATTGCTGTAAAAATCGCTACAAAACTTCCAACATTAGCAAATCCCGATATGGCGGCTGATGAACTAGCAAGAAATATTGATGAATGGTTTACAAACAAAATTTGGAAGCCACTTTGCAAAAAAGTTTCTTGGCTTGATGAAAACTCACCTATGGGTGTTTTTCAAGTACCTGTAAAATTAGCTATAAAGATAGGCACAACAATAAAAGACTTTTTCGGAGATACTTGGGATGATACGACAGCCATGACATCCGGAATTGATGTGGGAAACGATATGGCGAACGGAGTTTTAAAGGGGTTTGCTAATGCGTTGGTATATCCTGCAAATTTCCTTTACAATCTTATTGTAAAACCTGTCAAAGAAGCATTAGGAATACATTCTCCGTCAACGGTATTTAAGGAGATTGCTGGATTTTGCGTTGATGGTTTTATGAATAATTTTAATTTAAAGGACAAAATAAAAGAAAAACTTCAAAATTTAGGTAAAGCAACTATTGAACTTGGATTAAAAATAAAAGGCAGTTTTGACGATAAAGCCAAAGAAATCAAGGAATGGTGGAACGGCAAAAAAGAAAAAGTGAAAACTTTAATGGCTAAAGCAAAAGGAGAAATAACTAAAAAGTTTGAAGCTGTAAAAGAAGCTTGGGGCAAGGTTAAAGAGGGAGTTAAAAGTTTATGGGCTAAAGCAAAAGCTACAGTTGAGGGAGCATTTAATAAAGTTGTTGAAGGCTGGAATAATATCAAAGAAGGAGTTAAAAATTTATGGGCTAAAGCAAAAGGTAAGATTGAAGCTACTTTTAATGAAGCACAACAGGCGTGGTCTGATTTTAAAGAGGGTACAAAAAATATTTTCGTCAGAGCCAAAGGAGTTGTTGAGGATGGCTTTGAGAAAGTTTCAGAAGCTTGGGGGAAAATAAAAGGTGGTACAAAGGAGTTTTGGGCTAAGGCAAAAGCAACAATTTCAAATAAGTTTGACGAGTTATCCGAAAAATGGGGAAAAATAAAGTCCAAAGATGCGATTGTAACTGCAAAAGCTACAATTAAAGATGGCGTTGACAAACTCGGTAGCATATGGAAAAGCGTTAAAACCAAAACGGCTACCTTAACAGGAAGAGCAGAAGAAAAAACCAAAGATGTTTTTAAGTCAATAAAAGATAAATGGAAAGAATTAACGAGTAAAACAGCAGTTTTAACAGCTACTTTTAAAGATATGTTCACAGCACCGTTAAAAAAGGCTTGGAATGCTATTGCTAGTGCAATTAACAAAGGCATTAAAACTATCAATAAAATACCGGGAGTTAGTATTCCCTCAGTACCTAAGTTGGCAAAAGGCGGTATTTTTGAAAATGGTTCGTGGCACAACATAGCAAAATATGCAAATGGCGGTATGCCGAATATGGGGCAATTATTTGTAGCAAGAGAAAAAGGTCCTGAGCTTGTAAGTACATTAAAAGGTCATACAGCGGTTATGAACAACGACCAGATTGTAGCGTCAGTGTCACAAGGTGTGTCAGATGCAGTTTACAATGTTATGACACCTGTTTTAACAAGTCTTGTAACAAGCATAAACCGCATGAATAGCAGTGGCACTCCTTTGTATGTCGAGGGCGTTTCCGAGGGTGATATAGTCAAAATAACGCAAAATGCCAACAGTAATTACAAAAAGCGTTACGGCAAACCTCTTTTCACTTAGAATATTGCTATATTGTGCTAAATGTGGTACGATATAGCAAATATTTAAAAGAAAAGGAGTGTTGGAAATGAATAAAGGTAAGAAAAAACATAAGATATTATGGATAATAGTTGGAATTGTGATTGGACTTTATGTATTGTCAGTAATCGGAGACGATAGCTCAGATGATGATACGAAACGAATAGAACAAAGCTATACTTTACAAGAAATGAAGAATAAAAGTGTATCGTTTCCGTACAAAAAGGTTGCAAGAGAGCCTAAAAAATATGATGGACAATGCTTTAAGGTTAATCTTTACATTAGTGATGTAATAAACGACAGCATAAAAACAGGATGTGACAAGTATTATAAAGCATATGTGTATAACAAGAAAGAAAAGCAAGAAGATTATGATAAATTTGTTTGGCTGTATGATTATCAGACAAATGATGATAACCTTAATATATTAGAGGGTGATGTTATCGAAGCATATACTGTTTTTAACGGAATGGGAGATACTGAAAATTCTCTTACTGGTGAAAAAACAAAAGATGTTGCATTGGATTTACATTATGCTAAATTGATAAAAGAATAAATTAAATTTTACAAAACCACAAGGCGGATTTAATATCCGTCTTTTTTGATGCAAAAAAATCATTAACCTTAAAAAGTTAGAGGTAGAATTATGGCATTTTCAAAGAGTAAGGGTCTTGTTTCTATTGCTACAGGATATAGCGGTGGAAACTACGAATACACAAAAATAGACCAATTCATAGCGGCAGATAATTTGAGTATCACCGCTGACAGGGCACAGGATTTAGATAGTTATGTCAATGCAAACGGTCGTTTAAAGAGAAATGTTTTAAAGCATATGCGTGATGGCATATCTTTTTCAACAGTCTATATGGAGTATGACAAAAAAGAAAAGTTTATGACTATCATACGCAAAGCCATGAAACAAAAGGATTGTGCAGAGCCGCCCGAAAAGAAAGTTCGTGTTAGGTACTTTAATGAATGGACTAACGATTACGAAACAGGATTTTTCTATATACCGGATGTTGAATGGAAATACGGCGGTACATATAGGGGAACACCGACATATTTGCCTACGACATTTGAGTTAATAGAGTATTAGCGAGGTGAGACAATGCAAGTTACTGACGAAGAAAAGAAAGCACTCTTAGGCGGTGCAGGTTATTTTAACGATTATGTTATTAAGTTTCCGGCTGTTACTATAACAAATGAAACTATACATCAAGAAAGCGTAAGCATAAAGCAAGCTATAACAGGTGACGGAGATTTAGAATTTGGCGGCTGTATTGCATCAACTTTTGAATTTGAAGTGTCGGAAGTTTTAACAGAGGAACTAAAAGGGCAGGAATTTACAACAGAATTACTGGTAAATAATGGCAACGCCGCAAGAGTCAAAATGGGGACTTACATAGCTGAGACAGTTACGCAAGTAGATGATAATGATTACAAAAAAGTTGTCGGGTATGATGCGTTTTATAAAATGCAAGATGATGTATCTGATTGGTATAACAGCTTTTTTTCAAATATAACTCAAACAACCTTAAAAAACTTTAGGCAATCTCTATTATTGCATTTTGGTGTTGAAAGCGAAGTACAATCCTTACCAAATGATAATATGACGGTAGCAAAGACTATTGATACCACATCTAATAAAATAACAGGGCAAGCATTATTGAAAATGACATGCGTTTTGGCTGGTGGTTTCGGAATAATAAACCGTAATGGTAAATTTGAAATTACATATTTAACAAGCGAGCCGTTATATCCCGAAGAAAATTTATATCCCGAAGAAACACTTTATCCTGAAGATGGCGAATTTGAATATATTGGTTTAAACAAAGATGGAACAGAAACATTTTATCCTGAGTACAGGAGCGTAACTTATGAAGAGTATAATGTAGAACGTATATCATGTTTGATTCTAAAAACTAATAAATCAAGTATAACCACTACAATTGGCAACGATACGTCAAATCCTTATATAATATCAGGGAATTACTTGTTGTACGGAAAAACAACTGAGGAACTAAACACGATTGGAAACAACATAGTCAATAAATTTACATCGGTTGTTGGCTATAGACCATGTGATATAACTACTGATGGCATGGCATGGCTTGATATAGGCTCACAGATAGCCTTAGAAAAGAAAAATGATGATATAGTAGCATATTTGTTTTCAAGGGAATTAAAAGGCATACAAGCCCTTACAGATACTATATCAGCAAAAGGAAATAAATATAGAGACAATCAAACAAGTGTTGAAGATGATATTGAAGATTTAAAAAATAAAGATGATGAACTGGACGAAAAAACAGATGAAATATCTGATAGCATAGACGAGGTGTCGGGGAATTTAAACGATTTAGCCGAAAAAACTACAGTAAGTTTGAAAAAAACTGAGGACAGCATAGAAGCGGAAGTAATCCGAGCAAGCAACGCTGAGGGAGAACTTTCGGGCAGGATAACAGTTACGGCAGATGCAATTACACAAGAAGTAACAAGAGCCAAAGGTGAAGAAACAAAGTTAAGCGGTAGAATAACTTTGACTGCGGAACAATTCTCTACTGAATTGTCCAATTTATCAGATAGTACAGATTCAAGATTCACTCAAACTTCAAATAGTATAACAGCCGAGGTTACAAGAGCAACGAATGAAGAAAATAGTTTATCGAGCAGAATATCAATAACTGAAAACGGAATATCACAAAAAGTTTCAAAGGGTGATGTATGCAGTGAGATAAATCAATCGTCAGAGCAGATTACACTTAATTCTAACAGACTTGTAGTAAATAGTTCTAATTTTAGTCTTGACAGGTCGGGAAACGGAAAAATCGGTGGTTGGAATTTTGGTAATGGCTATATGTATTCTAATGGAGAATCGTTTATATCCACACATTCTTACACAAACTACTATCAATGGAATGGCTATCCCTACAAGTCATCATTATATCAAGGTAAATTGATTTGTGGTGTTCAAACAGGCACGGCAAGTACAGGCATACCTACAACAAGTTATGGGTATTGTGATTTGTCAGTTGCAGGCTTTTATTCAAAAGATAAAGCTATGAATAACGGCTATTTGTTCGCAGTAGATGTAGGTAACAGTTCAGTAACAACGAACACAGGGGCATTTACGGCGTCAGACAGACGATTAAAAACAAACATCAATGAAATAGATGAACAGTACGCAAACGACCTTATAGACGGCTTAAAACCGTCAACATATAGAATGATAGACGGCAAACGAACTCATAGCGGATTTATAGCGGATGAGGTCAAGCAGACGGCTGAAAAAGTCTTAGGAACAGCCGAAAATTTTGCCGCATATGCAACAGTAAAGATAGATGAAGATAAACAGGAGTATGCCGCTTTGAGGTATGAGGAATTTATAGCACCACTTACAAAATACTGCCAGTGCTTAAAGCGAGATTTAAAGCAGGAAATAGAAAAAAATCAGCAGTTACAATTTCAACTTTTAAATTTACAAGGTGAATTTATGATATTAAAACAACAGATTTTAGGAGGAAAATAAAATGGTTAAATTAAACAAACAAACTACATTAACAGGAGTGAGTGTATTAACAGTTGATGGTAAAGAAAAACAAGTAGCATATATGAACGCAACCATCCCAGTCAGTGGTACACCAAACATGGGAAAGTCGATTCAAGATGTAGAATTATTTAATGCAAATAAAGATGAGATTTTAAAAGACTTTGCGGCATTTGACAATTATGTATATAGTCTTATGGAAACAGAGGAAACAAAAACAGCAGAATAAGAGGTGACACACGATGGCAGTAATAAAGGTTTACACCCGAATAAATTGGCTTAATAAGTCGGAAAGTCTGACAACACCGCTTGGTAAAACAAACTTAAATAAGATGGATAAAGCAATCAATCTTATTGATGATGAAGTTGTATCAATGTCGGCTAAAATTGATGAAATTGACACTACAAAAGTAAGTGCAGACCAACTTAATAACATGGTGACTGATGTATCTTTTAATGATAAAAATGGCGTTATCAGTATAACGAAGCACAATGGTACAGTTTTGAACATTGATACCGCAATGGAAAAGATAGCCGTAAACTTTGAATATAACGCACAGACACAACAGCTCATACTTACACTTGAAAACGGCGAAAAGCAATACATTGATATGTCAGCTTTGATTACTCAGTATGAGTTTAAAGACACTGATACGATAGCTTTTAGCGTTGATAGCGATGGAAAAGTGAGTGCGTCTATCAAAAGCGGCAGTATTACAAAAGCTATGCTGTCAAGTGAAGTTATGGCATCTATAACACTGTCAGAGAACAATGCGGCGGCAAGTGCAAAAGCGGCGGCTCAGTCGGCTACAAATGCTGAGTTAGACGCTAAGTTATCTCAGTCTTACAGCGTTGGTAAAAGCGGCATCCGTGATGGGGAAGATACTGACAATGCAAAGTATTATTCAGAAAAAGCAGAAACAGTAAGTGCAAATGTGCCATCGTATTTAAAACAAATTGAAGATGCCGGAAACAGTCAAATAGACAAGATAAATGATGCATTTGGCAAAACAGAAGCCACTTTTAAAGTAAACTTTGAAACAGGGCATCTTGAATACACAGGAGCAAGATTTACTTTTGAAGTGGCGGATAACGGACATTTAAACTGGGAGGTAAATTAAATATGGCAGACGCAGGAAGAATAGTAATAATACCTAAAGGGGAGTATAAAAGTAATATAACATACGAAAGGTTAGATGCAGTTGAATACAATAACAACGGCTACATAGCTTTAAAAACAGTAACAGGCATAACACCTACAAACGATGGGACGAACTGGACGTTGTATGTTAAAGGAACGCAAGTTGACAGCGAGTTATCGACCGCATCATCAAATCCCGTTGCAAACAAAGTGGTAGCAGAAGCTATAAATGATATAGAAAAAGAAATCGGTATATTATCTCAAACCGCCACCCACAATATGCCTCGAATAGTTCCAAAAGACATTACATCATATATCACAGACGGAACATTCTATCAAAGATTAAACGGTACAGATGGTTTTGATTTATTTGAGGACATTTATGTAGGCGATTATATAAAAATGTCAAGACCTATCACATGCCCGAATCAAGACAGCTCGGAGGCTATGAAAGGGTCACAATATGTAACAATCATCGGCTTAGATACCTTGCAAGGCAATGGAGATAACATAGATATGAATTATCACCATGCAGTTATGACAGCAGGGCAGGGATTTGGCGGTACACAGCATTTTGGCAGACATAGGATGAACAGTACAAATACAACGGCAGGTGGATATGTAGGCTCTGAGATGAATACAAGCATATTAGGAGCAGTTACTTCGAAGGGTTCTACTACTAGTGATGCTACCATAAATCAACAATTGTATGCTGAGTTTGATTCACACTTAAAAACTACGAGAGAATTATGTAGCAATGGCATAAATGAAAGCGGTTATAATAGATTTGGCAGTAACACTGGTTGTTCTAACAACTGGGTTTGGGGTAGTTTTCAAGCTATTTTAATGAGCGAAATTGAAGTCTACGGTTCTATAGTTTGGAGTTCTAGTGGACATGATACAGGAAACGCAAAAATGCAAATGCCGCTATTTGCTCATAACAGGCAAGCTATGAATAATAGAAGTGGCTGGTATTGGCTAAAGGATAGTGCATCGGGTGCTCATTTTTGCAATTGTTACCTTGATGGCGGTGCGTACTACTACGATGCGGGCAATGTTTGGGGGCATGTTCGTCCTCGCTTTGTAATCGGAGCGTAGCGGTTCTAACATACCTACCTCTTGTGTGTAGGGATGCACAAATTTACGAAAGAGAGAAAAAAATAAATGGCAGTATTGAAGAACTTTAAAACGGAGGTAAGATAATGGACTATACAACAATAGAAACTTCGGAAAATAGCATGGACGAAGAAAGCAAAATGCAGTACCGTGAAATGATGAGAAAGCAAGAAAAACAAAATGAGTTGGAAAGTGAACTCAGATGTTTACACTCTGATTTACAGCAGAACACCTCAGAGTGTGGTGATTGGCGTATGGCAAAAGCTATAGAGAAGTTGCTTATTGCATTACAGGACTGCGAAACCGAAGAAATCGGTGTTTGTATCAAGAACTGGGCAACGGAAACATATATGAATATCGGAAGTCAAATTAACGATAGGATATACAAGAGGGACAGGGTAAATGAGATTGAAGAAGAACTAAAAGTTTTGTCGAATAATGACATACTTTAGTGCATTTTATTGTCTGACAACTATTTAAAATTCCCTCGAATAGTCTTATAATAAGAATGTCGATAAACACATCGGCATATCAAGTTTCGGTTATGGGCGGTGTAATTGGCGTTGCACTGCCCTGTTTTTTTGAGGGGATTGACATAGCAGAACAGTTGTTCTATAATGTGTCACATAGGAGGATTAAATTTGAGTAAAGAAGAACTAAAAAGAGAAATTGTAGAACTTGTAGACCAAATTGACAGCAACGAAATATTATATAAAATCTTAGTTGTTATCAGAACACACTTAGAAATCTTAAATAACAAAGGCGAGGAATAATTCCCCGCCCCTTTTTTATTTTATAAATCTTTCAAAAAACTTCCAAAACAATTCTTTATCTTCATCAGATAATTTCCAATATTCCAATATAGCTTGTTTAGCTTTAGGGTCTGTTTCACCGATATATACTGCTACAGACTCGTAATCAGTATCAATAGAACTTTCCATATCGCCTTTTCCAGTTAAAAGCCATTCTTTATTAACATGACATTTCTGACAAATAAGTTGTATAACTCCATCAGACGGGCTTCTTCTTCCTGTTTCATAGCTTGAAATATTCTGTTTTGATATTCCGAGAAATTCAGCAAAAGCATCTTGCGTCTTTCCGTAAGGACTGTTTTTTCTAATCTGTTTTAGCCGTTCTTTCATTTGTACCTCCTTTCTAAAATTTATTATAAAACATAAAAATATAAAAATCAATATAAAAAATTGTACAAAGTACAAAAAAGTTGTTGACATTACAACTACAAAGTACTATTATTAAATCGTACAAAGTACAAAATATATTTGAAAGTGAGGTGGTTAATATGGCACAGGCTTTAAGAAAAAAAGATATTGAAGACGCTAAGAAAATTTCAACTATTTTTTCAACACTTTCAGAAGAAAGTAAGACAATAGCAGTTATTTATCTGTCAGCTTTAAGAGATAAGGAAATAGCAGACGGAGAGAGAGTGAGGTGTGCACAATGAATGATTTAATTTGTATCGGAGAAGCAGAAGTTCTTATTAAAGAATACAACGGTCAAAGAGTAGTGACATTTAAAGACATTGATACAGTAACATCAAAGACCGAGCGGAACAGCAAACAAAAGATTTATTGATAACAAGAAAAGGTTCATTGAGGGTGAAGATTATTTCACTGTAAGTTCTTCCGAAATTCGGAAAACCCACATATTCCCTATATCTGATAATGATTTTAAAGATAAAACATTGATTACAGAAAGTGGATATTTGATGTTAGTAAAATCGTTTACTGATGATTTAGCGTGGGAAGTGCAGCGACAATTAGTGAAAAGCTATTTTAAACAGTCTAAGCCTATGACAACAGCAGAAAAAATCCACTTACTTGCACAGAGCGACGAGGAATTAACTCACAGAGTAGATGAAGTCGAAGCAGAGGTTGAAGAACTGAAAGAAACAATGCCTTTACTTGCGGTTGATTGCGATTTGATAACAAAAGCAGTCAAGACAAAAGGGGTTGAGGTCTTAGGTGGCAAGGACAGTAATTCATACAAGGACAGGTCTTTGCGTAGTCGTGTATATGCAGACATTCACAGAGAAGTAAAAAGGCAGTTCGGTGTCACAACTTATAAGGCTATAAAGCGTAATCAGTGCGACAAAGCTGTTGCGTTTGTGAGAAATTACAATGTGCCGTTTGTTTTACAGGAAGAAATAGCAGAAAACAATGCACAGTTGAATTTGGAGGTAACAGCATGACAAGAGAGGAGAGAATATAAGAAATCATGGATGAACTTTCATGTTGTCGTGATGTGGCTGAAAAGTTTGGAAAAAGACATGACAAGCTGATTTCAGAAATAGAAAGAATGTACTCTGATTTAATTGGAAAAGGGTGTGCCCAAAATGGTGGAGACCCCCTGTTTGTAAAAAGTAGTTACATTCATCCACAAAATAAACAGGAATATCCAATGTACCTTATGAACCGAGATGGTTTTACATTATTGGTAATGGGATTTACTGCTAAAAATAAGTAACAAGAAACCATTATTTCATTCGAAAGGAAGATATAGATATATGGGAATAAGATATATGTGCAAAGAAAGAGAAGATAATTTAATTGACATCAATGTATATGGTCATGGATGTATGGAAGGACTATATAACTGTGAAGGTAGATTCAATACAAAACATGTTTTTAGTGATGGATTCAACCCTGATAGTGGTTGGTATCGTATAGCTGATTATAGAGTAAATGACTTGAAAGTTTTTAGGAAGAAAGGAATTAATATTACATACGATGATAGCTGTAAATACGTTAAAGATTTAGTGGAAAATAATGAATAAATCCACAGGTTAGGTAAATTGACAGATGAATAGAAAGCGAGGTAAATATGTTCGTAAACCCATTTGTTTTAGGAATTTTGGCAACTTTATTTGTAGAAATGGCGGCTTTGATTATTTGGTCGTTGCTGTCGGGTAGAAAATAGAAAGGATATATATTATGAGTATAAAAACATACAAAGGTTTTAACAAGGATATGACTTGCAGGGGCTTTCAGTACGAAGATGGCAAAGAATATGAAACTGATAAAGCAGAAGTGTGTGAAACGGGGTTTCATGCGTGCGAGTATCCACTTGATTGTTTTCGTTATTACTATCCAAATGATAGCGTATATCACGAGGTAGAACAGGATGGAGAAATTAGCCACAGTGATGATGACACCAAAGTTGCATCATCCAAAATTAAAATAGGTGCATCAATCAATATTGCAGGCATTGTCAAAGCGGCTATTGAATACACAACTAAAAGAACAAATAAAGAAAATGATGCGACAGGAGATTACGGAGCATCCTCAGCGACAGGATATAAAGGAGCATCCTCAGCGACAGGAAATTACGGAGCATCCTCAGCAACCGGAGATAAAGGAGCATCCTCAGCGACAGGAGATAACGGAGCATCCTCAGCGACAGGATATAAAGGAGCATCCTCAGCAACCGGAGATTACG